CTGCTGCCGATTTTCGCGTAGTAGCCGCTGCTGCCGATTTTCGCGTAGTCGCCGCTGCTGCCGATTTGCGCGTAGTCGCCGCTGCTGCCGATTTGCGCGGAGTCGCCGCTGCTGCCGATTTGCGCGTAGTCGCCGCTGCTGCCGATTTTCGCGTAGTCGCCGCTGCTGCCGATTTGCGCGGAGTAGCCATCGTTTTTATTATTTTTGCCGAATGTTTTTTCTTTGATCCACTCAACACCTAACTTTACCAAATCGGCAAATTTAATCTCAGCTTTGATTTTGATTTTGGTAGAGGCGAGTTTCGTATCTTTTTCATTCCTACTAATCTTCCCCGACTGCTCAACCTCGCAAAAACGCATCATTCCGGCCCCGCCGTCCATGAAATAATAATCAAGAACATCGAGCGGGTTCTCGCAGGCGTGGAATCCTGTCTCGCAGATTTCGGCTTTTTCAGTCTCGTATTCTTTTCCGACTTCATATTGGAAACCTCTGCATTTGAGGTCTTTGTTGAATCCTTTGTAAGATTTGATGATTTCTTCTGCCATAACTTTCGGTTTTACTGGTTAACAAATTTCAATTACCGTCAGCCCGTTGTCGCGGCAGTAGTTGACCGCCCGGCTCAGGGTCTTGTGGTTGGTGTAGTGCAGCGTGCCGCCGCACAGCTCCTCCACCTTGTAGGATGAGCCCCAGATGGATGAGAGGATTCTTGCCGTCTTGTTCTTTTTTGCGTTCATAACTGTGTTTTTTTCGGTTTATAATTTTTTCTATTTTTGCGCTTAGATTGTCAAAAATTTACAGCGGCAAAAATAATAAAAAATCTAATACAAAATATAGTTTCTATGAAAAAAAATGAAGATTTTTTTTATAACGCTGATTATCAAATAATTATAGAGTTAAAAAAATACTTTGGATTCCATACGTGGGTTGAATTTGCGAAGAATATCAATCTTGGGAACGCTCAGATTTTCTCCGATATTTTGACAGGCCTCCCCTTTGTCATAGTCCGAGGATTTCGAATATCCTCTCCAGCTTTTCAAGCGATATCACCTGCCTCCCCCGGATGAATGCGTTGAGCTCCTGTTTCGTTATTCCCGCGCTTCTGGCAAGTTCAATCTGTTTCATCCCTATCTCCTTGAGTCGCCTCTCGACGCGCTCCCTGATCACCACGCTACTCATCTTCGCCCTCCTCGTCCTCTTCGACGAACAGCACATATCTGTCGCTGTCCGAGCATGTGAAGTTCTCGCCGTTATAGCAGTAGATGTAGGTGTTGGAGCCGTCCTCGCGGAGAAGCACGAGCTTGTCGCGGTGCTCACGGAGCTGCTCTACGGTCATGTAGCTCTCCCAGTACTCGGCGCGATTTTTGAAGCCTTTATCGTCCGGGAAACAATCCTCCTTGAGGTTGCGGTAGTACTCCAGCTCGGAGACGACGTCGCCGACAACGAAGCTGTCCATTCCGTCCTGGCCGCCGTAGCCCTCGTAGTAGGTCGTGATCCGGCAACCTTTCAGTCTCTCCGCATCCTCGACGGTAAGGAACGATGCTTCCTTGCCGTTGATGACGAACCGACAGTGATTGGCCCTGATGTAGTATTCCACGTTATCCTTGTCCTCGCCGGTGAGCTCGTCTTCGCCGTCCGGCTCAAGGTACCACCAGTAGTCGCCGTCCTGGTTGAGGTTGGAGAGCAGGTGGTCGCAGACCATCCCGGTGATCTTGTTGTCGCTGAGGTAAGCGTTGATTTTCTCTTCGATGTTGGATTGGATTCTTTTCATAACTTTAATTTTTTTAAGGGTTATTATTTCCGTTTGTTTGACGCAGCAAAAATAAATAAATTTATTTACTCTCAACCCGTTTTGAAAAATTTTTATTTCTTTGGAAAACAGGTAGTTATATTAAATGTCGCGTGTCACACGCGCGTTTTTCGCGTTTTTTTCGCGTAAAATCGGGGTGACGACGGAAAAACCGCAATGGCGCACCCGTGCGGAAAACCTTGTTTTCGTATAACTACTTGAAAAACAAACAGATAAACAAATTATCGGATATAACTATTTGATATTACGCATATTAAGGTATTCCCGAATCTCCGCCATGAATTGGTCGAAGCTGCGCACGATGGAATACTTGTAGCCCATAGCCTCAACGCGCTGCTGGAATATCTTCTGCGACTGCGACTGCACGCCCTTTGCCGTTTTCATTTCGATGTATAAGCCGTGATATTGCGCGTTGGGGATTGACAGGAACAGGTCGGCAACTCCGGCCATCACCCCCTCGGCCTTGAGCCGCGCCCCGGTGACCGCATCACGGGCGCCGCCATTCGGGACGCTGAATAACAATCCGGCCTCAAACGGCATGCTTAGCCGCATCCACCGCACGCAGGCGCACTGCAATTTGTGTTCAATGTCGCGCATATCGTTATTTTTTGTATCTTTGCCGCCGATTCTTTGGTGCGGCTCCCGCCGCCACCATAACTGTATTTTTTTTGGGCCTGCAGCGATGCGGGCCCTCGGTTTTTTGTCACTTCCCGATTTTGAGGTTGCGAAGGATGGCGAGGGTGTCCCCGCTGCATCCGCTCACCGCTATCGCCTTCACGCGCCTCTTGCCGAACAGGCATTTGCGCCGCTCCTTGTACAGCGACACAAGTATCTCGTCCTGCGCCGTTATGCCGTAGATCTCCAGCGTGTCGTCCATTATCCGGCCGTCTATGCTGTAGCACGGCGTTTCCACACAGAAATCGGCGGTTCTCGCACTTTTGACCGTGTCATATATGTATATGAGCGTGTCACGGTAGATGGTGGTGTCGCGGTAATGGTAGGATACCTCGATGATGTTCTCCACGTCCTTCGCCCGGATGCCGTACTGTTTCAGCGCCTCGACTTCCTTTGCAAAGTAGTCTTTCAGCTCATGCACGTCCACGGTCTGCTGCCGCGCCCTCTCGCCCAGGATTTCGGCCTCGTAGTTGGCCTTCAGCCTGCGTTTCTCGTCGCCCTGCCTCTTGAGGCATACGGCCATCACAATGATCGCCGCCACCATCAGCACGGCGACGATGATTTTAACAAATAGTATCCATAGTTTCGCTGTCATTTTCATTTTTTTGTCCTTATAATTATATTATTATGTCGCGCAGGCTCCACACGGCTGGCGACGATAGAGCAAGCGCGATGAGCACGAGGGCGACGATTTCAGCGGCGTTCATTTCTCAAGTTCGATTTTCAGGCCGAGCTTCAACGCGATGAAATGCTCCAGCTTCGCGCCTTTGCTCTGCTTCCACCCTTTAAGCATATAGATGCCGTCGCACTCGCACAGCAGCGGTATGACGGTGCGCATGCATTTGCCCCACGACCAGGACACGTCGCAATACGATGTAGGGTTCACGGGATCGTCGCCCCTGTTGTAAAGGTGTTCCTCCGCCCTCTTGAAATCCGCGACGGCCTGCGCATAAGGGACGCCAGTGACGGCCCCCGCGATGTAGATTCTGCTCATTTCTTTCTTTTCCATTTGTCCTTTCCTTTGAACAGGTCCTTTTCCTCGCACTTTCCGTCCCAGAGGACGAGATACCGCCGGAACTCGCACCTTGCGAGCGTCGGGCGGTGCGTCCTTGCCGCGAGCCATTTGTCCGTCACCGGGGTGGCGTGGGCGCAGGTACTGCACAGATGCTCAGGCTCGTTTTTCAGCATCCCAGCCCCGTTTTCTCGGCACTGGGCGTTTCCTTGCGGTTTTTGCTGTCTTTTCATAGCCTTGTGTCATTTCGTCACCCAATTCCCCCTTTTCGCGCAGGAACTCGCGGAAAGGTCCGTTCATATACTCAGTCTGCAGGGATTGCATACGCTTGACAATGGCGACGTCGCTTTTGACGCCCTCCATGTCCTCCTTGAGCTGCCGCCAGTCCTCGTCCCTCGCCTCCTTGTCCTCCTCCATCTTCTCAAGCATCTTGGTGGAGCCTGATTCGATGATTTCCGCCCACTTCTGCGTCTTCTCGAGGAATATGTCGGCGAGATCTATCTGTTGGCGGTCGGTGTCCACGTTGTCCTTCTCAACCTCGTTCTTGCGGAGTGTTTTGTCGTTCTTCTTGTAGCGGATGCGGTCTATAACCTTGAAGACGCTCTCCACGGTCACGATGCCGAGGATTGTCACTATTATGGTGGTCCAGTCTATCATTGCTCCGAGAATTTGAAGTCGGCCAGGCGGCGCATCCACCCGGTAAGGAATTTCTTGTTGCTGTTGCGTGAAATGCAGATATTCGTATAGAACGTCCGCCGCTTCTCGGCAAGCCGGGCGAACAGCTGCCGCTGGTTCGCGCCGTTGATGGCCGCGAGGGTCTTTGGGCCGACAATGCCGTCCGGGGTCACGCCCGCGACAAGCTGGATCTGCTTGATGTACCCTGTTCCGCTGCCCCACACGTTATCCACACATAGGTTGGCGATACTCTGGTTGCGGATCTGGTCGGCCTTCATCTTGTCCCAGTAGAAGGCGCGAAGGATGTCCAACCATTCCGTCAGGGTTATGGCCTTGAGCTGCGCCACTGTCGGCTCCGGTTTGCCCTTCGTCTTGCAATACCGCTTGTATGTGGCGATTGTGATGCCGCACATGGTCTCGCCGCCCGCGTCGTCAGGGTCGTTGCTGAAGCCTTTCTTTCGTGCGATCTCCCATTGCTTTTCGAGTGTCGCCTGCGGGAGCGCGCCGGCCTCCCACTTCAATAGAATCGGCGCGAGTTTTCTGATGTCTGCCATTTTTTTTCGTTGTGTTTTGATGATTACTCGTAACTGCCGCCGAGTGCATCCATCGTGCTCTCGGCCGCTATTTCCTGCATTGTCTTGTCCACGTCGTCGCTCCACCCGAGTTGCTCCACGCTCTCGCGCTGGCTGATGATGGGCTTGCCGCCGTTGGCCGTGACGAGGTTTTGGATGGTCTCCTTCTCGTCTCCGATCTGGAACGGGGTTATCTGCGTCTCCACCTGCAGGGCGTCCACATCTGCCTCGTAGCCGGCCGGGAACGAGGTCTTGGCGAAGGCTTTGACAACGTTCATCTCGCGGTCAAAGGCCTCCAGCAGGCGGCCGCTCTCGTCCTTGACCTTGAGCATTGAGTCGATGAACAGCTGTTTTCGGCTTTCCCCGCTCAACGCCTGCTGGCTCATCTTTTCATAAGACCAGTCCGGCATCTGCAGCTGGGTGAAGAACAGGTTTCGCAGGGATTCGGAGTAGTACTTGAGGTTTTCGATGGCCTGGTTCCAGGTCACGTACTCGACCTTGCTGCCGACGGGGTACTGGAACACGGAGCGGAAGTCCTTCTTGTCGTTGTTGCCGGACTCCCCGAACGGGATCTCGTCGTCGGCGAACAGCACGAGCAGCGGCTGGCTGTTGGTGCGCAGGTAGTTTCCGTTTCGGGAGGCCGCCCACTCAAGCTCATAGACGATGTCGCTGGTGTTCTCGTAGATTGGCGTCGGGCGGTAGATATAGACGCCGGGGATCTTCCCGATTGAGATCTCCTCGTCTTCCACAACGGCCCAGTCGCCGCCCTCGGTGCTCCACTTGATATGCCGCTCCGCCGTGTATGCGTCAAAGTAGCTTATCGTCTTTCCCGCCGCCTTGCGTCTGTAGGCTATCGACAGCGCCACAAGGTCGCCGTATTCGTCAAACAGCGGGTAGAGTTCGTCGCCGAGCATCGGGGAGAAGTTGCGGCAGCGGAATTTCAGTCGGGAGTTGTAGCCGTAGATGGTGTTCGGCTGCTGCACCGCATACCACAGGGTGATGACCTCGCAGCCGGCATAAAGCATGTTGAGGCGCTCAACATTTACTGCATCTATGCGGTTGCGCTGGTAGATGGCCTCGATCCATTTCGCCGCCTGCTGCTGGCGGTCGTTCTCCGGCTTGTAGACCCGCTTGACGGGGATGCCGCACACCAGCTCCGTCATGCGCCTTACGGCGAGCTGCTGCAGGGCGAAGGCGATGCGGGTGACATTTTCCACGGAGCCGTCCTCCCTGACCTTGTCTGGGTATACAGCCTTGTTATAGACCGGGTGCATTGTAGGGTCATATTGCTTTTGCAGACCCTTCGAGCCGCCCCACGGCGGCACGATTACGGACTTGTCCCGCAGCGCGGCCATCACGCGCTTCGGGTCCGTGTACCTTAATTCGAGTATCTCTTCAAGTGTCATGTTTTTGGTTTTTTTGGTTGGTTATCCTATACGCTGCCGAATACGAGCCCGAGGACCCCTATGACCTGGTTGTTAAGGTTCCAAGTCAAATGTTCAAGCTCCATCGTGTCGCCGGCTTTAAGCAAATATCCTCTCGCGTCTTTTAGCGCCGGCGCCACGTATTCGACGTCCGGCCGCGAGCCGTTGTATTTGATCGAGAATGTGATCCTCACGTCGCTTGTGTTGGAGTTGTTGTCGATGATTATGCGGAACGGTATCCCCTGCTTGGTGTCGTTGAGGGACACGGCCACGCTTGCGAGCCCGTCCTTGATAACGAACACCATGGCCCTGTTTGAGCCGTATGTGACGTTGTAGGTGGGGCTCGTGACGTAGAGCACGGCGAGTTTCTCATCCGCGCCGTCTACGACGATGTTGCCGCTCCCGACGACATGCTGCCCGTTTATTGTCTTAATGCTCGGGAGTGTCGCGAGGCCGCTCACTGGCGTGTAATTCGTGCCGTCGAAAGATATCGTCTTGACGCACGCGCTCGTCGATTGCGAAAGGTCGCTGTAAGATGGGCTGTGGGTTTTGCTGTACCCCAGCCCGGACACCTCCGCCGCCACCCCGGAGGAGTTGACCCTCTGCGCTGAATCGCCGGCTATCTGCTTGCGCCTGCCCCAGCGGAGACGTGTGTACTCCTCGAGCTTGATTTCCACTCGCCTTGGATGGTTGAGCGGCTGCTTGAGCTCCGTTATGCGTATCAGCAGCGTCTGCGCCTGGACGGCCGGGTCGGTGAAAGACACATAGCCGCCGACGCGCACCTTGGCGAACTGCGCGGCGGTCATCCAGTGCGCGAACACGGTGGAGAGGTCCGCCTCCCACGTGTAGTGATTCTCGCCGTAGGTGTACATGTATTTTGCCGCCTCGCGAGCCATGTCCCACTCCGCTCCGCTAAAGTCGGAGTCGTCGCGGATGTACTGCTGCGGCAGCATGCAGTTGAACACGCGGAACTTGTCCCCTGTGTCGGGGATGAACAGCCCTCCAGGCATGCGCTCGTCGTCGATGAACTTGGATATTATCACGAACTTTCCGGCATCGCCCGTCTGCCACGGCTGCACGAAGTTCGCGTCGAACTCGCGGCCCGCGAGCTGACCGCTCTGGAATATCACCGTCAGGCTGCTCGATCCCGGTATCATCGCCGCGTGGTAGTCTATGTCGGTGGCGAACTCGATGGTGTATTCAAGGTATGTTTCCGTTGTCCCGTCCTGCGCCTGCGCGGTCTTCTGCTGCGCGGTCACGGCGGTGACGGTGTGCTCCTTCTGCGGGTATATGTGCGTGAGGTCGATGATGTCCATCTTCGTGCCCGCCGTCATCGCCGGCATTGTAGGCAGCTGCCCGTCACGCCCTGCGTACTTGATAAAGCGTCCGTCATTTGTGATAGTGTAATACTTCGCGTCCGCGGACGAGAATCCCGACTCCTCGTCGTAGTGATACGTTCCCGAGCTGTATCCGTCAAGGTAGGCGAATTTTGCACCGTCGAAGGCTATGATGTTCGGGACGCCGTTCACCACGCCAGGCCCCGGCATATGGAGCGTCTTCGCGCCGTATGCGCCCTGGTTGGAGGAAGTGTTTATGTTCCTGTTTCCTCCTTTGACCACCGCGGCCAGCACCGGCGGGAAATCCCCGTTGTTTGCGCGGTGTATGCCGCTCTTCAAGCCGTTTCCATAGCCGTATTTGAGCGCCAGCGGAGTCGCTTTGTTGTACTCCACCCTGCGCATGTACAGCGCCGTGCCGACAGCCTCGAACTCCATGCCGAACGTCTCCGCGACAAGCTCCAGCGCCTCGTGGAGTGTCATGCTGTCGTAGCTGATGGTCTTCTCCTCTGTCGCCGTCGGTGTGTTGCCTGCCGACCATGCGACGTCCGACACGGCGTTTATGCCGCTCACGAGCATCTGAAGGTGCGTGTTCGCGTTGCCGGTCACGGCGAACGACACGCGGCCGTCCGACGGATCCACGAAAGGCAGATACTTGAGCCTTGCCAACGGGCTGTCGAAACGCACGACATATTCGTAGTCCCTCCTGTGGACGATGGTGACATCCTGCGGCCGCTCGACGGTGTAAGTGAGTCCCTGGAACGATAGGCTGCTGCCTGGGCGTATCTCCACACACTCCGCGCTCTCCCATCTGAGCTCCACCCAGTCGTCGCCGGTCAGCTGCGCGTACCTCGCGCTGCTGTCCGAAGGTGTTATCTCTATTGTACTTCCGTTTGCGAGTGTTATTGTCATATCTTAATCCTCCTCAATGTGACGCTGAACTTGATGAACGGAACCGGCTGCGACGGCACATAGTCCGTCACGCGCATGTTCTCGTATACGAATTTTCCCTGCTCCGTTCCGTGCACGATTGTCACGCCTCCGCGCCTCGTGCACATCTGAAGGAAGTACAAGTATCTGTCCCAGAATTCCGACGCGGAGCTTCCCGCCGACAGCATGCAGTACAGCGTGATGGCCTTCGCCTCGTATGTCGGGGTTCCATTATGACTGTCGTAGATTACACCCGCTACGGTGCTTATCTCCCGCTCAAGCGGCCTCTTCGCCGCCGTGCGCCTGGCGAAGCTGTCTTCCGTGCCGCGCAGGACACGGACGCCGATGTCGCCGAAATTCTGCAGGGTGCCGGACCTCACGAACCACCACCCCTCGTCGTGTGGCAGCTGCGGGAAGTCAGCGGCGGTGTGATTGTCGAGCAGATGGTAGGGGTCGTCGTCCGAGGCGAACCTCACCGTTGCCATGTGCAGGCCGTTGAGCGATGAGTATGCCGTTGTCCCAAGTGTCAGGCACTTTTGCAGGACTATCGGTGTGTTGTCTATCGTGACCGAAAGATACGAGTAAGTGTTCGCCGAGCTCCAATACAGAACCCCCTCCTCGTCGCCTGCGATGGTGAGTTCGAACTCCTTCCGTCTGAAGACGGGGGAGGAGCATTCCACATCGACGGAGTCCTCCTCGGCCCAGTCGTCGCTGTCCATGTCCTTGAACTGCGGCAGGGAGATGAAGTTTGCGACAGATCCCTTGCAGAGATGGACGCCGTACTCCTCGCGGAGATTGTCGCCGTCAATTATGAGGTCGTGTCGTGTCATAGCTGCTCAACGGTCTGCTTGAGTGAATGTATGTCGGAGCGCATGTCCGCGATGTCGGAGCGCATCGCCCCGGTATCGGACTTGATGTTTGTCACCACGGAGAGGATGGACGAGGTATAGTGGACATTCAGCGCTGAGTTTTCCAACAGTTCGGTGGTGTTCTCCTGGATGACGGTCATGCGGCCGTTTAGTTCGTCGATGCTTTCCTGCGACGCGGTCGCTATGCCCCTGCCGACAGGCGCGGTCTCCGAGGTCTCCCACCCGAACCTGCTTGCGGCTTCCTTCCATTGGCTCTCCATGCCCTCTATCATCGGCTCCAAGTTGTCGTGGAGCCACTGGAAAATGTAGTCGGCCTTGGCCATGTCCGGGTCCTCGCCTTTGAAATTGATTCTCGATACTTCATCGAACATCTCGTTGAGCCTGTCCTCGATTACACGTGTTATGACGATGTTCTTGACAACATTGCGCATCACATCGGACACGGTGTTGCCGAAAGCGTAGGCGGCATCCGACCCCGCGTCGAAGGCGGAGGCCAGCGCGTCACCTATCTGCGAGGCGAGGCTCTCGGCGGTGAAGCCAAATGTGGCCTCAAGGTCCTGGCGGATGAAGTCGTTTCGCTCCTGGATTGCCTGGGCGAGTTCGATGTACGCCTGCTTAATCTCGTCTATGTTCCTGCGCGCATGTTCCTTTAGCGCGGTTATCCTGCGCTGAATGTCCTCAATGCGCTCGTTGTAGGCCGTGAGCGTGTTGCTGTACGCCTCGTCCCTTGTAGGAACGGAAGATTCCCGGAGCCTGCTCTCAAGCTCCGCAATCTCGTCAAGGAGGTCGTCGCGGCGTTTGCGCAGGCGGGCGACTCTCTCCTCGCCGGCCTTGCCTTGTGCCCATGTTACTGCACGGTAGTACTGCCGCTCGGCCTTGTCAAGCTGCGCGTACAAGTCGGCGAGCTGCGAGCCGATACCGCCGATGTCCGGGACGGTCCATTTCGAACCGTATTCGTAGATCTTCTGCCAGTAGCCGAGTATCAACTCGGTCTGCGACATCTGCTTCTCCATGTATTCGAGGCTGTCTGCGTTGCCCATGTTGACCCACTTGACAATCCGCGGTATGAGGTCGGTGACTCCGCCGATGATGGCTCCCCACCAGCCGCCCCACGCCTGCGCGCCCTGCTCCGCGGCCTGGAGGTTGGACACGATGTCGCCCATCACGTCTCCGGCCTTGGCAAAGGCTTCATTGCCTGTCATCTCAGCAATCTCTCGGAGCATCTGCGCAATGGCGCCGGCGGTGTTGAGCACGTTGCTCGCAAACTGTCGCGTCATGTCCTCAAGGATTTCCTGCGCGAGTTCGAGGTTGTCGATGTCGATTATGTCGCCGCTCTGCGTCGCCTTGTCCTTCGCCGCCCTGAAGTTGCGGATGGCCTTCGCGATGTTGTCGACCGGCTCGGCCGTCTCCTTGCCCATCTTCTCGACGTATTCGGAAAACGCTTCGAAGGCTTCATCCGTGTCGAGCAGGTTCTGCAAGAACTCCTCGCTCACGTTGTTCAGTGCGGCGAAGTCCTCCACGCTCTCCTTGAGCTGTTCGGGCAGGCCGTTCTGCGATCTGCGGCGCGTCACAAAGTCCACAATTTTCTGCAGGTTGTTCTGCAGGGCCGTGCGTGCCGCCCTGCCGAGGTTCTGCACCTGTTCGGCCACCTTGCCGATACTTTCCTCCGCCTTGAAGCTGTCGAGCACCAGAGCGGCGATTTCGCGCCGCTGCGCGTTGTCAATATTCGTGCGGACAGAGGTGTTGTCCCCGGCCTGTTTTCTGAGCTTCGAATACCGTTCCTCGATGGAGCGTATCTTTTCCTGCAGTTCGCGGTACTCGTCAAGCATCGCGTCGGCCTCTTTCCTTGCGATATCCGTGTCGTGCCGGAGCATCTTCTCCGCCGCTTCGCGCTTGGCTTTCACCTGCGCCTTCTGCGCCTCCTCGAGCATGTCGGCGGTGACGCTTTCGCGGTCGAATGTCTGCCCCTGCTTCACTTTCGCCTGGTTCTCGGCCTCCCACTCTTTCTCGCGGATGTCGCGCAGTTTCTCAAGGAGTTCGGCTTCGTAGTCGTCCGCCGCGTCAATCCTCCGCTGATAGTCGAGTTCTATCTGCCGCTGCTTCTTCTCAGCGCCGTCCTCCATCACGTCGATCTCCACCTGCTCGCGCTCCCTTGCGGTGGCTCTCGCCTGCATGATGATCGTCCGTTCATAGGAGGCTTTCTCCTTGATAAGCTGGTTGTCGATCTTGCGCTGCTCCTTTGCGAGGCTCTGCGCCTCCTTAACGGCGCTGTCGTAGTCCTTGCCGGTGCGGAGCTTGTAGTCCTTCTTTGCCTCGTCCAGCGCGTCCTGCGCCTTCTGCGCGGCCTCCTTGTCGTTCTGCATGTTTGCCTTCTTCAGCTCGGCTTGCTGCGCCTTTATGCGCTTCTTGATGCCGGAGAGGCTGTATTCTTCCTGCGACTGCTTCTGCGAGTCCTCAAGTGCGCTCTTTTTCGCCTCAAGCGTTTCGAGCTGCCCCTCGAGGTCCTTGAGGTTGAGTTTCAATGCGATGTTCCATGGCTGCTCCTCGATTTTGCGCTTGGTGTTCGCAATCTGCATCTGCACCTTCGTTATCGCGTTCTCGGTTATGCCGATCTTTACCTTCACGGGCGCGGCCTCGAACCTCGCTTCCTCGATTTCGTTTTTCTTCTGCGCCGCGGCTGTCTCGAATGCCTCGATGTATGCGTCAACGCTGTTGTATCCGGCCTTTCTTGCCGCCTCGACGACGCTCCCGTCAAAGTCCTTGTTGATGGCGTCTATCTGCCTGCGGATGGCCTTCATCTGCTCGTCGAGCTTGGCACGCTGCTCGTCCGTGTCGCCGACCCTGTAGCTGTTGCGGCGGCGTTGCGCGACGTCGTTGTACTCGCGCATGAGCTTTACGTATCGTTGCAGTTCATCCGCGCGCCCTTTGAGCGTCTTCTGCTCTCTCTCGTCCGCGATTTCAGGGAGGTCGCGCTTGAGCTTTGAGAGCGCCTCCATGAGCTCCTTCTCGGTGTCCACGTCGGAGAGGTACTCGGGGTACATGGCTTTCAGCTTCTTCAAAGCCTCGTACCTCTCGAGGTTCGAGCTGTTCTCGTCCGTCGCCGTGCCGATGAGGCTCTCGGTCTTGTCCTTCAGGTTCTGCTTCTCCTCCGCGGCATGCGCGAGCAGGTCGTTGAGCTTCTGCTGCTCCGTCCTTGTGTCGCGTATGTGGCGCTTGTACGCGATTATCCCGACGACAAGCGCCGTGACGGCCGTGGCGGCGAGGACATAAGGATTCGCGAGCATCGTTTTGTTGAGCAGCGCCTGCGCTTTCTCGAGCGAGAGCGTGGCCACCGTCGCTCCGGCCTTCGTCTGTGCGGATATTTTCTCAGCGATGGTGACCGCTATGACGGCGGTCTTGTACGCGCCGACAGTGGCGACCGTTGTGGCGAGCACCGCCCCGAGCTTCTCGTAGCTCTTGACGAGCCCTGTCAGCCCTGTGAGCGCGCCGATGACAGGTTCCTGGACGGATTCGCCAATTTCATTCATCATGTCGAAGACAGCCCCATGGAGGTTGGAGAATGCACCGCTGATGCTTTGACTCTGCTGCTCGAGCATGCCGAAGAATTTTCCTCCTTCGCTCGTGGCTGCCATGAAAGCGTCTTCCACCATCTGCGCGGAGACGGCTCCTTTGCTCATCTCATCTTTCAGGGTCGCGACGCTTTTGCCCGTCCGCTCCGCAATCACCGTAAGCGGGTTGAAACCTGCGTTGATCATCTGCAGGAGGTCCTGGCCCATCAGTTTGCCCGTGCTGCTCATCTGCGAGAACGCGAGGGTGAGGGATTGCAATTTCTGCGCGTCGCCCATGGATATGTCGCCGATAGCCTTTAGAATCGGCATGACCTTTTCCGCCTCCACATTGAAGGACAGCAGCGTTTGCGCCCCTTTGGAGAGGTCGTTCAGTTGAAGAGGTGTCTTTACTGCATACTCTTTCAGGTCGTTTAGGAGATTGTTCGCCCGTTCCTCGCTGCCGAGCAGCGTCCGGAACGAGATCTCCAGGGCCTGCACCTCGGAGCGGACGGCCTTGACCTGTCGCGCGAAGTTGATGGCCGCCTGGATGGAGAAGTAGCCACCGATGGCCGCGGCCACTTTCTTCATCGTGCTGTCGATTTTCGCGCCCTCGACGGCCGCGGCTTTGGACATGCCGCTGAACTGCTGGCTGACATCCTGCGCCGCCTTCCTCAGTTCGGTGTCGTCTATGCTGATTGCGTATTTTATTCCTGTGGATTGTTCTGCCATTGTGTCTCTATGTTCTCTTGATTACTGTTGGCTTTCCGAACAGATGGTCGAGTATCTGCCGGTTCTCCGGGTCGCTCGCCCTGATGGTCACATCGTCGTTGATGCCGAACGAGGCCGCGCCTCCTCCCGTTTTCCCCCGCTTTTCCCCTCCGCTGTAGTCCGGGATTGTGGCGGAGAGCATCACGAGGTTGACATACGACAAGTCATACAGGATGTAGTCTATCGTGAATCTGAAGTACTTGACCGCCCCGGCGATCATTGCCCAGACGCTGTCGTTGTCCCCACTTCCCTTGTCGGTTTTGTCTGGTTTATTGCGTTCAGGAAAGTGGTAAGCGCGAAAAAATCCCCTAATTGCATGCGCTGGATGAGCTTTGCGAAGGCCTCCTGCAGATCGCGGTTGCTGGCGTTGTCCAGCAGGTCGCGCGAAAGCGCCGTCACGGGGTTTTCCTCCTTTGTTTCGTTTTTCCTGCCGAACAGGCGGGAGAGCAGGCACGGACGTTTTTCTCTTTGCGCCTTGGTCTTCTTTTCAAATTCGTGGATTCGCTTTGCGCCTATCAGGATCGTGGCCACCGCGCGGCCTATTCCCTCGCATCTGCGGGCTTCGCGCAGCACGTCATAAACGAGCGTGTCCTCCGACATCTTGATTTCCGGGAACCTGGCCAATTCCTCGCTGACCATGATGAGCGTCCCCGTTGTCGGAGGCGGAACGCAGAACGACATCAACCCGATCTCGATGATTTCCGGCCGCTGCAGAACCTCGTCCGCGACCTTTCCTTGTACTGTGTCCTTCATGTAGTTATGGATTTTTTTGTGTTTTTCTTTTTTTTTGGAAACGGGCGAGTCGTAAAACCCGCCCGTGCCCTGTCAAATCAAACAAAATCAGTTATGAAAGAAAGCGCCGTTAGTCCTCGAAGACCATCGGCTCGATGATTCTGCGGGTGCCGTTGACCTTAGCGTAGTGCCCTGCGGCGTCGGTAGCGGCGTCGTCGAGCAGGCCGTTACAGTGGTATTCGAGCGTGATGCCCTCCTCGCTGGTGAAGTTCTCCACGCAGCTCACAGAGGCGCGGGCCATCTCCATGCCGTAGCACTCGCTGTCGTCCACCGGGACGACGCGGATGTTCTTCTCGCCGCTTACAACTCCGTTCACGGCTGTAAGGATGGCCGGATAGGCAGTGGCGTCGGTTTTCTTGACGAACAGGCGGAAGACAAGCTCATAAGCATTCGCCCCGGCCTTCACGTCCACGTTCTCGCCGCCTTCCTGCTTGGCTTCTTTCTTTTCGCCGGCGGTCACGTTGATACTCGTGGAGCCCTCGACCGGGATGGAAAGGCGCGTGAAAGTGTCGGAGGAGCCGTATGCCGTTAACTTGTAGTCACGGACATCGATTGCGATTTTTCCCCAGGAAATATTCATAGTCTTGTGTTTTTAATTGTGATGTGATTGTTTTACTTTTTCCTGACGCGCGTCGCATCGGGAGGCGATGCGGGACTTCGGTAGTGTATGTGCCCGTATCTGCCTTGGTAGTATGGTGCTCTGCCGTTGTCAGTGGTATCTTGCAGCTGCATCTGCCTATATCGCTGCGGGAGCGTTCCGTACTGGACTTCGACATGTAGCTTTTTCACGCCCTGGTTGTCGCACGCCTGGATTTGCACAGCCGCCGTTGCGGCAAGCTGCCATTCTGCGGGTATGTAGTCGAGCGTTAGGACATCCTGGAGCGTGAAGGCTGCCTGGATGTCGGCATAGACGCACGTCTGCGGGGACGCGCACCGGGTTTCCGCCGGCGGCGTGGCGTGAAGCGTCACGGCGCAGAGCAGAAGGATCGAGATGATTGCGATAAATTTTTTCATTTGTGTTGTTTTTTTTGTGAAGAAAGTGTTGTGTTATGTGTTTTGGCTGCGTTACACGTCAAGATAACGGAACCTGATGCGCAATGTGACGAAATGCTGCCTCGCGGCGCTGTCCTCCATCGTGTACGGCGGCTGCGCGGCCTCCAGACGGAGGTCCGTGGCGGAGCGGTCTATGCCTTCGAACCATGTTAGTAACGAGCGTTCAAGCTCCGCCGTCCTCGCGCCGTCCTCGACCCACACGCCGTTATTATAGGGGTCGATGTCCGGGACGTAGACGTTGACCGTCACGATGCCGTCCTGCACCTGCCCGGCGGTGGACTGCGTGAAGGTCACCACGATGTCCTCAAGCCTTCTGTCGCGCGGACGGTAGCCGTTCTTGTAGACCTCGCCGCTGACGGCCTGCTCAAGGGCGCTGCCTTTTAGCATCCCGTAGATTTCGCCTTGTATGTCGTGTCCGGTTTTCATCATGCTGCAAAAAGTTCGCGGATGAGTTCGGGGACGACCTTGCGGGCGAGAGCCGCGCCGCTGTCTATGACATCGTATCCATTTGCGGAGACATACTTGGCGTACTTCATCCCGGCCACCACCACAAGGGTGATGCCTTGCGGAAATTCCGGGGCGAGGGAAAGGGCGAAGGCCTTGCCGGCCGCCGCGCCATCCTGCCCGCTGCCTTCCTTTCCGGCCACTGGGGAGAAATCCCCGACGGTCACGGGCTTGCCGTCCACGATGACAACATACCCGACGCTGCTGCGCAGGTTGGCCGTCCAGTCGATGTAGTTCGGCTGGTGACGGTCTATCTTGCCGCGGTACTCGCCGTGCTCGTCAATGAATACGGAGACGGGCGGATTGGGTAGGCTGCGGGCCTCGTTGACGGCCATTTCGCCCGCGTAGGCAAGCTGGCGCACGATACCCGCCACGAGGCTGTCAACCCCGTCCTGCGCGGCCTTGCGCACGGCATCCATAGGTGTTGTCATCTTGATAGGCATCTTACGTCATTTTAGCAGGATTCTGATCTGTCCGACAGCGTCGAGGGGTTCGGAGCTGATGACCGAGAGGTTGTCGGCGACAATATTGCCGTCCGCGTCCTTGAGCCTCGCGACCCCGTCGTTGAACGTGTCCTGGCCCTGCTCTATCAGGACCGAGTACGAGGCGAGGACGAAGTTCCCGGACACGGTGCGGCCGAGGTTGTCGCTGCTGACCGCCCGCCACTGGCAGGGGACGGGTTCGCCCCATCCCTCGCCCGTGTTGGGTAGCGGATATCCCGTCGCGGGATCGACCCCGCCGGCGGTCTTCACTTTCGCCTCTATTGTGCCGTTCGCGATGATCATAGCCTGTCCCCTCTGTAACCGTACTTTATCCTTGTAAGGTCGCCGTCCGGCTCAAGATCGGCGTAGATGGCGCCGGCCTCAAGGCGGAACTGCTTGCGATCGTCCTCCGAGAAGGAGTAGCTCTGCCCACCCTGCGATACGTTCGGGGCGCGGGAAAGCCATATCAGCACGTCCGCCCTCGCCAGGGTGAATGCGTCGCTCTCAATGACCTCTTTCGTGGCCTCTAAGACCCCGCTGAGGTCTCTCCTCGTCATGATGGTGTCGAGGGTCCTCTTCGGGATGGGGTAGGCGTTGATTCCTTGCAAAGATTCGGTGACTGTCTTCATAATGTTGCGCGTATCAGGTTTTTGTTATGAATTGTTAGGAGGCGGCCGCCTGCGTCACGGTGATGGTCGCGCTGGCCGTGCCGTCGGTGACGGTCACGGTGGCGCTGCGGGAGCTGCCGCCGGAGTTGGCCGCGGTCTTGACGGTGATCTTGTCGCCTCTGCGGTTCGCGGTCACGAAGGTCTGCGAGGAGGAGACGGTCAGGTCGCCGGGCGAGCCTTCATAGTGGATGTCAACGGTGTCCGTGCCGCCTGCTGCCTCGACGGAAAGGGTCGAAGGATCAACGGAGAGGCCGGTGGCGGCGGAATCCGTGTGAAGTACATAGATCGAGTTCACGCCGTCGATGACGGGAAGGCAGATGGCCTGCGCGGAGGTGAACTCCTCAAGAGGCTCGTTGTTGGAGAACTTGCTGACCAGCGTGTAGCTGCCGCTCTTCTCGTACACCACATCGGCGACCGGGTTGGTCTCCTCGGCGAGGGTGCCGTACACCAGGCGTCCGACGTTCTCGGTCGGGGTGGCGATGACGTTGTCCTCGGCGAATGGCTTTACGGATGTGTAGGTTCCGTTGGGTCTTTCGATGCGCACGGAGACATCCACGATGTGGAACGTTGCGCCGAACTCGTCCTTGAGGGCGTCGAGCATGGTGCTGCGCTTGGGTCTCGGAGGCGTGCTGACGATGACAAGGTCAAGGTAGCGGGCCGCGAGGTCCTTGCCTTCGGCGCTGGAGCGGATGTCGTTGAAACGCTTCTCGCTGATCCAAACATGCTGGATGCTGTTGCCGTCCTTGTTGGCCTTGTCGAAGAGCTGCTGCAGGTCGGTGATCGGCGTGGCGCTGGCCGTGCCCCATTTCGCCGTCTTGGCGTGGAAGGTGTTCTCGGCCTTGTAGCCGAAATCGACGCGGATGCCGGTGCCGTCGTTGGTGTCGCTCTCCACGAGGTACATTCCTGTGGAAAGGCCTTCGAGGAAGGCGATCTCGTTGCGTAGGTCAACGCCCTTGATGGCCTTGGGCACGTCGTTGAAGATCTTGCCGGCGACGGTCTGCTCCTGTGCGCCACGCGCGATCATGATGTTGATGTCGGTGATATCCTTCTCGTCCTTGCGGAACTTGATGCCGATCTTGGGCAGTCTTCCCTCGGCGCGGGAGAGAGTGTCGCGCTTCTTGAGCGGGAGACGGGAGCCGAGGCTCACCACGTCGGCCGCGACGACGGAGTGGTTGATGTCGGTGGACTTCCAGGTCATGTCGGCGGAGTACTCCTCTGTCAGCATGGACTTGTGCATGAGGGTCTGTTCCTTGCTCTGGTCGTTGAACTTCTCGGTGACTTCGCCGACGATCCCGGCGAAGTATTTTTCAACAAATTCCGAAAAAAGTGATCTTACAATTGCCATAGTGTCGTGTGTTTTTCAGTGATTAGTAAAGGAACTGGATACGCGGCAGTCCGCTCTTGATGGTGTCCGTAACGGGGTAGGGTGACGCCGCGGCGTTGACCTGCCCGATGGTGAGAATGGCCGCGCGGGGATCCTCCACGGTGACGGAGTGCTTGAGCACGCCGGCGTAGGCCTCGCCGCTGGAGAGGCTTGCGTATTCGCCGTTGGAGACGCCCAGCGGGGCGTATTCGCCGTTGGCCTTGGTGATGATGATGTGCCCGGCGCGGATTTCCTTGGTGCCGGACGCGACGGAGGACACGTCAAGCGAGCGTCCGCCGGGGATGTCGCCCAGGTCGTTGACGATGACGATGCTGTCGTTGCCGTCGTCCACCACGACCTTGTCTCTGTTAAGGTTTGCTGTTGCCATTGTGTTTGTGTTTTGGTTAGTGGTACTACAAGACGGGGATGTGCTTCATCACCTCGGCGACCTCCTCCTTGCTGGCCTGCTGCTGCTGGCCTCCGGCCTTGGCGCCTCCTGTGATTCCGCCCTGCCCTTTCGGCTTGCCGAACACAGCCCCTTTCTCCTTCGCCTCCTGCAGAGCGTCCTTCGCCTCGGCCTCCACCTCTTGCAATAAGGTGGCGAACTCGTCGTCCTCCATCTTGTCGAGTGCGACGTGTCCGTATGCCTTGCGGAGTGCCTCCGGCAGTCCGGAAATTGCCTTGTCAAGTTGCTGTCTGCGCTTCCCGGCGACCTGGCCTCCCTCCATCGCCGCGACCTTGTCGGCGAGAGCCTTGTTGCTCTCGACGAGGGCCTTGGCCCATGCGGGCATGTCGGGGTCTTCATTGTCAGCGCCTTTGCCATGGTCGGGCTCCTTCTTGGTCTCGACGGGCTTGCCGTCCTTGATGTTGTGCTTCTTCTCGTAGTTTGAGACGGCCGTTTTGGTCGCCTCCGTCGCGCGGAAGTCGCCGTGGCTTTCCAGCAGCTGCTGGAAGGTTACGCCCTCCACGGCGGCGGTCACTTCATCCTCGGACTTCACGCCCGGTTCGAGCTTCTTGGCGATGCGCGACAGAATCTGGTCGCTCACGCCCGGGAATTTGGCCCTAAGGGCCTCCAAAATCTTGTTGTACATAAATGTGTTGTGTTATGTTATGTTCGTGCTGCAAAAATAACAATTTTATTGTAACTTCGTGTATTGAAAAAATTTTTTTTTCGAAACCGCTTGCTGTGTAATATTTTTTTGTATTTTTGCCGCATTAAAATCAATCAAAAATAAACCGAAAAAAATACAGTTATGAGTAACGCTTTGTATGACATCATCACCGACAAGATTGTAAACATGCTCGACAAGGGCGAAATCCCGTGGCGCAAGCCGTGGGCTGTCACCGGCGGGGCCGTGTCCCATACCACCGGGCGCAAGTACAGCCTGCTCAATCAGATACTCCTCTTGGACGAGGGCGAGGGAATGGACGACATCGCCACCCGCGGGCGCGAGTTCCTGACCTTCAACCAAATCAAGGTCGAAGGCGGCAGCATCCGCAAGGGCGAACGCTCCAAGATGGTCGTGTTCTGGAAGATCTACCGCCATGAGGTCAAAGGCCTTGACGGCAAGCCTGTCCTGAACACGCAGGGCGAACCGTTGATGGAATCGACACCCGTTCTCCGCTACTTCAATGTATGGGAGGTGTCGCAGTGCGAAGGGATAGAGCGCAAGTACGAGCAGAAGCGCGACGACAGCCTCAAACCCGTAAAGGAGGCCGAGCGCATCGTGAAGGAGTACTTCGCCCGCGAGGCCTGCACCCTTGAGATCAAGGAGAGCGACCGGGCGTTCTACAACCCCGTCCGCGATCTTGTACACGTCCCGCAGCTGTCGCAGTATGAGGAGGTGTCGGAATACTATTCCACCCTGTTCCACGAGATGACGCACAGCACCGGGCATCCCTCGCGCTGCAACCGCAAGGTGACGGGGATAGCCGCCTTCGGCAGCGAGAGCTACAGCAAGGAGGAACTCGTGGCCGAAATGGGCGCGGCGTTCCTGTCCAACACCGCCGGGGTGGACACCGAGAAGGCGTTCCGCAACAGCGCGGCCTATATCCAGGGATGGAGCCGGAAGCTGCGCGAGGACAAGCGCCTATTTGTCAATGCCGCTGCGAAGGCCGAGGCGGCCGTCAATTACATACTTGGCGCAAACAATAACAATAATTAAGGTTATGGAAAGAATGATGCATCGTTATAGCAAGGAGCAAAGGAGAGCTCACGAACGCGCTTTCATCGAGCGGACAACCAACACACCCGGCTGGGACGTTCTCGATCGCATCGAACATCCATCCGGAATAAAGAAGGGAGATATTGTGGTCGTGCGAAACGGGTACGGCCACCCTGTCGGCCCGTACAAGGTGTTCGGGTTCGTCATCCGCGAATGCGAGCCGAGGATGTACCTTGACTGGGATTGCTGGTGGTATTCCATCCCGATTGAACGCATTGTCGAAATTAGAAAGGAGGCCGCAAATGACCAGGAGTGAGATACGCAGGCATGGAGTTGTGAAATAAAATAAATCATCATGGAGAAAATAGAACTTTTCAACGATCATTTCCAGAATTTCAAGGTGTACGGCATACCGCACGCACAGATGATCTTGACCGATGTCCCGTATAACCTCGGGGCAAACGCATACGCCTCGAATCCTTCCTGGTATGTGGACGGCGACAATCGAAACGGCGAAAGTGAGCTCGCCGGGAAGCAGTTTTTTGATACCGACAAAGATTTCCGTCCGATGGAGTTCATGCACTTCTGCTCGCAGATGCTTGTAAAAGAGCCAAAAAACGGGGTTATCGATGAGGATGCAGAGACGATAGGCCGGAGCAGGAAAATCAAGTCAAGAGCACCGTGTATGGTGATGTTCTGCGCCTTTGAGGAGTTGCACTATTATATCGAGCTGGCACAGCGGTACGGATTCAAGCATTATATCCCGCTTGTATTTCGCAAAAACTTTTCAGCGCAGGTGCTGAAGGCGAACATGAAGATTGTCGGCAACTGCGAATACGGGCTTGTCCTTTATAAAGACAAACTTCCAAAGTTCAATAACGAAGGACGGATGATCTTCAATTGCTTTGATTGGCCGCGCGACACGAGTACACCAAAAATCCATCCAACGCAGAAGCCGGTGAAACTTCTCGAATCCCTGATAAGGATATTCACGGATCCTGGCGATGTGATAATAGACCCTTGCGCTGGAAGCGCTTCATCCTTGCTTGCCGCCGCGAATCTCGGCAGAAGGGCGTACGGATTTGAGATCAAAAAGGACTTTTATAAGGCTGCAAAGGAGAAAGTATTGAAGTTTTTTTCGCCTCAGCTGTTTTAATTTTGTATCTTTGCGAAAAATAAAAATATTATGGCAAAACATCTAATCCACGAGCAAGAGCCACTGCCTTTCTCTTGCGAACAATGCGAACATTTCATAAGCAATGTTGAGTGCAAAGCCTTTGACACGATCCCGATAGACTACCTTTATGATGCAGAGGCGCATGACAAGGTAGTTGAGGGGCAGAAAGGCGACTTTGTTTTCAGGACAAAGGAGAAGCGGCAGTACAACCGTGTCTATACAATAGAATAAACCCCGTTTACGGGGTTTTTCTTTGCCTTATGAGCTTTTCTATAAGCTCACCCACTTTCCTTGCAATTTCGCGCGGCTTCGGATTGTTAAGATACTCGCTCCAGCACTCGGCGATGAACTCCGCCATGTCGGTATTTGCATACCCGGAAAGGTTCTCGCGTATGTAATCATTTCCTTGTGCCCTTGCCTCGATGTATATAACGTCAAAGTCAGCGTTTTTCCGAAGTCCGAGCGTCTCGTCTATCTTATGCCCAAGCTCATGATCGAATATGGATTTCACCGTAGCGCAACCTTCCGGATGGAATTTGCTTTTCAAGTCGTATTCGAGCTGCTTTACAACTCTGTCTCCCTTCCATGTCGCGTTGAATGCAACGCCGTTAAGACCGAACTTGTCTGACGGAGCCGAATATGCATACCATGTTGATTTTATCTCTGCGTACCTGTTTGCGTTCTTCTTTGCCGTCTTCATTATTAAATCGTCCTTGAAACCAAGTCCGGCGAGTCGCTGTTTTAATTCCTCGTAGAATTTCTTCACAAACAATTCCTTGCGACCCTGCATCGTTCCGACAAACTTTATCTTGTCCTTCAATCCCGGGAACTTGTCAATATTCTCCGCCGCACTGGCGAATATATCCTGTACTTGCTTTATATCATTCTTGGTGAAACCTTTTAGATTGCAGGTGACGCCGAGGCGGGAGGATATCTCAAGCTCAGCCTCTGCTATTGTTTTTGCTTTCAGTGTATAGTCCTTGACTTGTGTTGTCGAAGATATCGGCTTGGCCGGCGGAAGGAGCTTCTGGAACGGCACCCACACGTCGCCCTCCATGTGCCCGTTGTCCTTGAGGAAGTACGGAAGGCGCTTGGCGGTCGCGACGCGCTGCTGGTTGTCGGCGAGCCACTTGGTGAAGTTGTCCGGGAGCTTGGTGACGGCCTGCGGGCTGTTCTCAGCCTTCGTCGGCGACTTGCCTTCCTTAATCCGCGCCGCGTCCTCCTTCATTTCCTCGCGGCTCTTGAGGATGGTGGTGGTGTAGCATCTGCAATGCGGGTGCCAGCCCGTGAATTTGAACGTCTTTGGATAGCGCCCCTGCAGCTCGTCGCAGATGTCGTAGAACTGCCCCGGAGGGACCCCCTTGCAGTTGTGGTTGCCGGAAAGGTGCACCTCGATCCCGACCACGAAGTCCATCTGCTGGATGCGCATGTAGTCCGAGGTGCGGTATGCCATGTTGATCTCCGTGGCGGCCATGCGCCTGGCGTTCATGTAGGCGGAGCGGTACACGCCCTGCCCTGGGTGGAAGGCTTTGGCGTTCTGGGAGAGGTGGAGCACGCCGCGCTCGTCCCTTACCCTGCGGAACAGCGTGTCGGGGTGGACAAGGTAGGAGCGCACGTCGCGGGAGAGCTCCGCGGCCGATTTGCCGTCTATGAGAGCCACGTCTATCGCCGCCTGGATCTGCGCGTCATATTGGTTCGTGTATAACCATACCCTGTCCGAGAGGGTCATTCCGGCGGCCTTGCGCCCGAGGAAGGCCGTCAGCGCCTCCTCGTTTCGGCGGAGGCATCCGCGTGCCGCGGCTCCATGCACGCTTCCGACAACTCCGATCGCCAGCGCGTCGTTCTTCTTGTCAGCCCGCGACCACTCATTCATGACGCCGCTCTCCACCGCCTGCTGGAGCTCGGCCCCCATGTCCTTGATGAGCTTGTCGTAGCGCGCTTTCAAGGCCGGGTAATCCGCAAAGCGGAAAGGCCTGCCGGGGTCGGCGGTCACCGCCCCGGCAAGCCTCGTTATCTCCCTCTCGTAGCTGTCGAGGATGTCCTGCATCCTTTTCTGCATCAGGGCGACGTACTTCGCGTGCTCGCGCTCGAATTTCTCCATATATCACGTTCTGCTTGGGCTTATGCGTATAAAAATGTTCCCGTGCCATGATTATAAAATGTATTCCTCGACACATAATCATACATGCACGGCACCCCTTGTGAGTCCAAGACAGGTACGAAATAACCGACAAGCTCGTTCAGGTCTTTACGCCTGAACTTCGCATAATGAATCCGCCAAGCGGAACGACGGACCATGCCGCTACCTTCTCTTCCTCCGAACAAAACGATCTTATTCGTCAGCGCTGGCACTGTTATGTCAGGTATTATCCATTTCACTACGCCATCGCATACAACTTCGTTGTTGTCGTTGTTGTATATGACAACGTGTGTTTTTGACAAATCTATCTCATGTAATCTTATGGGGTTGTTTGTTTTTGTGATGGAACACAAATACCCCTCATAAGCGGAATTATAAGAGACATGTGACGCAATGTAATACCGGTTATCGCTTGCATTCCAGCAACCGCCAACCAATTGCAAGTTTCCCGTTCTAATTGAATTTTGGCATTCCTTGAATTTTATTTCCGTCTCTAACATATACGGGTCTAAGCCCGTGTCAATGTACTGCCTAAGGTTGTAGCTTGTTTGTATATATTCAAGCTGCCGATATCCAGATGGGAGTGCTTTTACTTCTTTATGCTCTCTTCTCATAACTGCGCCACCTCCGAGGCGGTGAGTGCGCAATTGTAGATGCGCACATCCTTGATATAACCGAAAAACGACCTATTGGCTGCGTTGGCACCTGCGTTTGTGGCTATATTCAGCGTCCCAGATGTCATATTCCAGTTGTTCCAAGTGTCTGAGTTTGCCTTGTGCCAAATATCAACGCCGTCAAGGTAAAACGTCTGCCTGTTAGTGTCCATCACAATCGCTATGTCGTACCATGTGTATGTTTGCAGATTGGCTCCGACTTGGCTGTCAAATGACGTCGCCCCGCTTCCCCACGATAGCGTCGCGAAATAGTCGTAGGGGTTTCTTTGCGCGGCAACTTTAACCCTCAGAAACATCGTCTTTGATGACAGCATCTCGTTCTTTGAGAAATCGTATTTGAGATACTGTGTACCGCCGAAATACGCACCATCCTGCGAATAACTCACCGAACCTGTAACGGAGGGAGTCTTCGCACTAACTATGTCTTTGCCGTCGGTTGTCAGCGGAGCATGAAACAGCAGGTTCTCTGCGAATGGTATACCTCCGCCGCCGTTGCTGATGTGTGTATCCCGTCTCATAATCCTTGTATTTGTTTGATTGTAGCCAAGTCCAATGCGGCTGTGAAAAACATAAGGTCTCGCACTCTGAACTTGCAATTGCGGAAGTTGTTGTGTCCAGCGCAGCCAAGCGTGAAACCTTGGTTGTACGGAGATGACATGGAAGTTATGTCAATGGTATATGATGTCTCACTGCTGTCTATCACACCGTTTAATAGATAAGACATTTTCTTTTGCGACCAGCTGTATATACGACCGCACTTGTAGAGGTTGAAGTTTGTAGGCACTGCGCTACGGAAAGGATTTGCACACCACTGTGGAGCCCTCTCGCTGCTTATTGCTTGGTTGCTGAACAGTAGCAACCTGCACGAATTGTTTGCGACACTCTTTTGTATCAGTTGCGCCTCGCAAAGAACGGTATAGTCTTTGGATGTCGTTGCCGACAGCGCGGGTATTGTGATGTTTAGCGGTGACGCAGGAGATGTTGACGGTGATGTCACCTCGCAATAACCGTTCGCAAAAGCATACGCGCCGTCGCCTGTCGGGACAAAAGAGTTGCCGCTGATTCGGTCTTGCAAGTCTTCGCGAAGAGGAGCGTACATAATGCAGCCGAGCGACTTGAGCCACTCAACATAATCTTCAGACCCTTTTTCAAATGTTTCTCGTCTCATCGCCACCCTCCTCTCGCCCAGCTGCTATCAGCCGTCCATTGCATCGTTACCGCCGGTACTGACGCCCGCGAGATTGTCACGTGCCTGCACAATGACAAGGCGGCGCAGAGTAGCAATGCAGCGATGATCGCCTTGATGATGTTTATGCCTTGTATGTTAATTTGTTGTTCCATAATATTATATTAGACTAAAATATTCGTTGATTTCGTCCAATGTAAGTGGGTCGCTGAAGAATGCGAAATTGCGCAAGCCGTAAGGGCCCGTCACGGCAGATTGCGAACTGTTGTGGAAGGTAGCTATACGAATATGTGTCGCCGCCGGCATATTCACCGAGCCATAGGTATAGGTGAAAACCTGTGTGCCGTTTCTGTATTGGCGTTGGATTACTCCAGAGCCGTTCGGGGCGAACAGCTGCGCCGAATCGGTTATTACATTCTTCGTTCCGTAAAGTCCAAGCCCTGTTCGTGTCGGAAGAACGTCATAGCAGACGTTATTGTCGCCTACATTATACGCGAGAAACTCGGCGCAGCACGTTTGTATAGCTCTCTGTGCCGCCCTCGCGTTTTTAAGTTGCCACTTCGCAGCGTACATATTGTTGTTCCACGGCTGTCCGTTGACATGCTGGAATTTCCAGATGTTGTTAGTCGAGTCCCACACCATTGAGTCTTGCGCATAGACCTCTATCTGGTTGCCGCTAATCCAGTCGGTGGTGTCCGTCTGCGACAGAGGAGAGTAAAGCTCGCAATTGTGCGCGGCAATAAACGTCAACAGCGGGTCTCCCGCTGCGGGTTTGGTGTGTCTTCTGCTCATAACGCTTCAACCGCTTGGTTGTATAACGCATCCACATCCTTGATGGTGCTCGCGGCGAGGATTTGCGGTGTGTAGGTGTTAATCACCTGCATTGCCATCTTGCCTTGTGCGCGGAACGATGCCAGTACCGCGTTGGCTTCGTTGAGCGAATAACAGCTGTCGGCAAGCACGTTGTTGACCTTATCCTCAGCCATCGCGTATTCAAGTGACGTGACCGTCACCGAAAAGTAACATACCTCTCTTAGTTCTTTGACTTTATCGGCTGCGTATTCTTGCACATCGGGAGTCGGCGGCACGTAAGGCGGCACAAGCTCGCAGTTCCACACCTCCATCACGGTCGCGTCTGGATGTTCGAGGTAAAACGCTTGCTGTTCAGCAGTCATCTCTTGGTAGATGAGATTGATGAGCGTGTTGATGTGAACGGCTGTGACCTTGATTTCATAAGGTCTGCCGAGCCTCATCTTGAAATAATAATATTGTTCGTTGTCTCTTAATGCCATAATTTTATAATGCTAAATCGTTTCTTGATGTGATGAATGCGCCGTCAGCGTTGACGATGACACCAATTTCGCAAACGCCGCCGGCGGGGACGTTGATTCCGTCTGAAGGCACATAGACATTGCTGACCGCCGTGCTGTTTTTAGTCACCGCGCTGATGGTCACGTCAACCTCCGCGCTGCCTGTGTTCTTAATCCAGACGTAGTTGTCGCTGCCGTTGTTGCAGGCGATGGACAGTCCGAGGTCGGCGGAAATGGTCAACATTGCCGAGCCGCGTTGGTCTGCCGCGAAAGTCACGGTCGTGGTGGAGGTGCTTACGGTGGTGTTTGCGGTATGAGTAACGTCGTAATTACTCAAGCTTCCGCCGCCAGATAACGGAATCCACTCGTACCCGTTTTCCTCGTTATTAACAGCAAGTACTTTGCCCGCGTTGCCAGACTTAGAAGGTAATGGAGTTTGTACTGGAACTATTGAAGCATAATCTTGCTGTGGGTTAAATACCGCAATAGGAGTTAAATCCTCGTTTTGAATAATGAGTTGCCCCTTGCCGATATTTGTATATTCATCACTTAGTTTATGAACTACTTGTCTTGATAAAAATTTTACTTCAACACTTTGAGGTTCAATGCCGCGAATCATCACCTTAAATGATCCAGGAACACACATAATATACCAATTCTCACCCGTGTCTTCATAATAAGAGGAGTTAATGTTCTTATTTCCTGCTTCACAAGCCGCTCCATTATCGCGCGGTTGCATTAATACAGAAATTGGATCTCCATTGTTAATAACTAACTGTAAAATGTCTCCCGCTTTAACATAATCCCCGACAAATGCTCCACCCAATTCTTGTGTCGCCATTTGATATATGAGATTTGTAAATTCATCTGTTGGAGCTTCGTAATAATTATGATATTCATCATAATAAAACTGACTAAGACCTATCATTGAAAACATTTCCGCTGATGCAGAATTTAGCAATAAAGGAAGCCACTCGATCCTTATGTGCACCTGTGTGTCTGATGTGATACCAAGTGTTTCGAGAACCGAAGAAGAAACTTCAACTCCAATGTATTCAAAACCTCCATTTTTTTGTATGGATAAAGAACAAGATTGGTCAAAAGAGGTTCCCTTAACTGTTTTACCCCCAATTTCTGTTGAATACGCAAGCATATCGATACTTGCATTGTTTCCACCATGAGATATTGTAAGTCGGGCAGCATAACCAAAAAAAATGGAAATGTCATTTACTTGTGTTTGTATATGGCCACCTCCACCTCCAGTATAGACAATAAATGGTAGATCTCCTTCGAAGACGACACCAGCGTCAGCCCCTGTCACTACCTCCTTCCAGTGCGTCCTGTTGGCTACATATCCCGCAGCGGTGCTATCGTTTTCAGCCCAGTCCGCGCCACCAACTCCTTCTGAAATAGGTGCCCAAACTATTTCATTCTCGTTGTCGCCTGCGGAAAGAAATTTTCCCTTATTACCCGCGAGAGGCGGTATCCTTGCATCGTTAAGCGACACGTATGTGCCGTTTGGCAGCCTTATCTTGTTCACATTAGACATAGCCGAAGAATTTAGGATATAGTTACGCTGATGTCGTCATACTCCGCGACTTCAACAGTGTCGTTTGTGTTTGCCGACACAGCAGCACCGCTTGCGGTCGCTGACGATATTCCAGTGACAACCGCGATGTCTGTTCCGAGAGTCGGAGCAGTTCCGTTTGTGCCGCTGATGATAAGCGTTTCAGCTTCGTTGCCTGTTCCCATTGCAAAGTTCCACGTACTTGCATTGCCCGCGCTTGTGACATTCGGAACATTCGAAGTCGATGTTGTTACTGTTACGGTAGGCTGTGTTACATTGAACGTAGTGCTTTTCCCGAGCACCTCTTTGCCGCTTCCTTTCGACAGTGTTACGCTGTCTTTTGTGGCAAGCGCACCGAGGTTGGAGAGGTCGCCGAACTTAATCCACTTTGTGCCGTTGAAGATGAACTCACCGCTTTGGTACACGACAATGTTGCCGTTCACGGCGGTGACGCTCTGCCCGTCGATGGTAATCGGGTTTGTTGTCGCTTGGTCGGTCAAGGGCGTTGTGGTCTCGTTGAGGAATTTCGTTCCGCCGCTCAAAGACGCGATTGCCTCGCGTGCGGTCGCGTCTTTTATGTCATACGTGTTTCCCGAAGGGAATTTGATTTTTGATATTTCTGCCATTTTTTTGTTTTTTAATTCCTGTTAAATATGAGTGTTTCACCGACAGCCTCGGCTACATCGCTCACGTTGAGCTTGTTGTTCCATTTGTTCCTGTCTGCTTGTGTGACGTGTGCTACGAGGTCGTTAATATGCGAAAGAAGCGAGTCGGCGATGTCGTCCGCCACAAACGCGAGGTCTTGCACGTAAGCGTTGCCGCTGCCTATCTTAATGCCGGGGATGTAAACCGTTTGCCCGTCAACCGTTTTTGTGGATTTGTCGGTGTACACGATGATTTCCCCGTCTTCTGGAATGTAGCCTGTCTGCGAGTTCCAGAACGCTGTTGTGCCAGTCTTTGCCGTGCCTGGTTCGCCCTTGTCTCCTTTGTCGCCCTTGAACCACTTGCCAAAGGTGATGTAATCGTCCATCGACGGGAAAATGTACTGCCCACCGGACAGCGAAAGTCCTTCTTGCTCGATGTGGAAGTCTATTCTGAATGTGGTTTCTATAGGCATTTCACTTCAGGTTTTGGTTGACGGGTTCTTTGCCCCACATCATTGATATTGTGTTCTCGCCGCTGTTGACGAACGACTTGTCTGCAGAATAGACTGTCGCACGAAGTATGACTGTGCCAATAAGTCTTATTGAATCCAAGTAGCTCAAAGCCAGCACGTAATGCGTGTCGTCGATTCGCTGCACAGCCTCGTCATATGGATATGTATATTCGAAAAACGGTTCTCCGTTGCTCATGAAGAACCCGATCTTGAGTTTCTTGTCTCCAAGCGGTTCTGAAAGTGTCATGGACACCGTTGTCGTGTCGCCCTGTCTGAATATTACATTTTGCATAATGAAAGTTGATTTAATGTTTTTGCAAGCCAGTTTTCGACGGCCTTGTCCTGCGTACCCATCAGGTCCCCCTGCAGGTAGCACATCTCCTCGCTTGTGGGGTCGGCTCCTGTCGCCGCCGCAATGTGGTCGCGGACGTGCGCCGTCTCGTGGGACAGCGTGTTGAGCAGCTGTCCGAGAGATGTTGCGCGGTAGGCCACGAGGACCGTCTCCCTCCTTGCGGGGTTGGAGTATGCCAACCCGGTGTCCGGAATGCACTCGACAAGATTACGGAAAGCCGACTGAAGCTTGTCGCCCCTGCACCCGGATATTATGAGAGCGTCAATAGCTCTGTCAATATGGAGGCAGGTGAAGTCCGTGAGGAACCTCACCCGCCATCCCAAGGGCTCTATGAGCACCGTCATGTCAGTCATAGCGAAAGCCCCGCTGCGTCTCAGCTGTTGACATACTCCCAGTCTATCGGGATATGATTGTAGACGGTGTCTTCGTAGAATCGGTTGAAGACGAACCCAGGCCGCTGGTCGGGGTCGGAAAGGGATTCCTGCACATACAGTGCCCTCGTGTGCTCGTCCGGGACGGACTTCGGAAAGTCCGCGCCGGCCATGCTCCACACGTAGAGGCCGTCGTAGAGCGAGTCTTTCGGCAACTCGATGCCGTACTTGCTCATCACGGCGTCGAACTCCTCGCGCGTGACCGGCTTGAACCTCTTTTCTTTCCCGTCTTTATCCTTTGCGGACATTAGGGAGACGGCGAACTCATACATCTTGCGGTTGAAGTGCATGCCGTTGATGCGGAAATACCTGACAAATTCATAAGGAAGTTTGTCGTAAGCGCTGAGTGGCGGCATTTGGTTCATATACCCTCCTTCCGTTGTCAGTAGTCCCTTCTCATCATGTCCGCGCGGCGGCGCATGTTCATCATCTGCGCGTGGTCGTTCCACCCGCGCAGGTACTCCTCGGAGTGCTCGCCGTCGGGCTGGCGCATGTTCATGCGCATGTCCTCCATGTCGCGGCCGTCGCGCATGTTCATGCCGTCCTGGAACCTTCCGGGCATCATCGGCATGTTGCGCTCGCCGTACATCGGGGAGCGGTCGCCGTAGTAGCCTTCGTCGTTCTGCGCCTCTGCATAGTGCATGGCCTTGCCGAGTTCGACGAGGGCCTTCTCAAGGTGTCTGTTGACTTCCCGGCCGCTTCTTGAGCCTCCGCCGGGGATCTCCAATACTCTGTACATAATCAGTCGTTTTTGGTTGGTTTCTGCTGTTTGGAAAGCAAACTTGCAAGCATGCCCTTGATTTCGGATATGTCGCCGTTCTGCTGCCGGAACTGCTCCTCGAGCTTCGAGATGCGGTCGTCCCTCTCAAGCTGCTTGGCGACCTGCGGGTTGACAATCGGGATGAGCTCCTTGCACCTTGCCGAGACCTTCTCGTAGTAGGGGACGTTCTCGATGATGTTGTCCGCCTTGGACTGCATCGCCTGGAGCTCCTTCTGGACGAGGTCCCGGCTGTCGGAGACGAAGACGTTGTCGTACTCGTGGGAGACGCGCCCCGCCGGGATGCGCGCGAGGTTGACTGGGTTCACGCCGTCGTCCCCGCTCAAGTCCATGAGCATCGTGCCGAGAGGGTACTTGCCCGTGGTGTCCGGGTACTGTTTCGTTACTTTGAGGTTGCGGACGACCGTGAGCGTGATGTCGCCTCTCTTGTCAAGGATCAGCAGCTCGCTGTCCTGTCCGAAATTACCTAACATGCTTGCTAATGATTAAAGGTTTGTCGATGGTGGATTAGTTGCGGGAGGCTGCTGTCGCGGCCACGGAGGCCGGGGCCGTTCCCTCGGCGGTGACGGTCAGCTGCGGCCACACAACCGGGACGGTGTTGGGCTGGCGGCTGGCGATGAAGTTGATCTGCTGTTGCAGCGGGGCGAGCATGGCGGCAACTTGGTTGAGGACGGTCTGGTTCGCGGCCTGCGCGCGCAGCTGGTTGATGATCTCCTTCTGGGCCTCGATCTGGTTCTGCATCTCGCGCTCCTTGACCTGGCAGAACTGTTCGTTCATGGCGACGGTCTGCGCGTTGATGGCCTGAAGGATGCTGTTGGCGTTGCGGTCTGCCTGCCGAGTCAGGGTGTTGGTCTGCTCGCAGATGCCAAGGCGGTTCTCGCAGCAGCACTGGGCGAACTGCGCGGCCATGGCCGCGTTGCCCTGGTCGATCTTGTTGATGACCTGCAGCGGGGTGGTGGCGTTCTGGATTGCCATGTTGTTGAGAATTGACTGGATGCCCTGGACCTGCGTGTTCACCACGTTGAAGTCCTGGCCGAGGCTGGTGGAGAGCGCCTGGATGGCCGCGCGGCTCTGGGCTCCCTCGCTGGTGACAGCCTGGATGAGCAGGTCGGTGTTGTTGTTGGCCGTGGCCTGTGCGCCGAGGGCCGCAGCGCCCGCGTTGCCGCCTCCGATGCCGCCGTTGCCCCAGCCGAAGACGTTGGACAGAAGGCCGCCGAAGATGCCGCCGACAAAGCCGCTTCCGAGGCCGCCGCCGAGGAGGCCTCCGTTGTTGCCGTTGTTCATGGCCGCGATCCACGGGAGGGCGGAGTTGGCTCCGTTGTCGCCGAGAATGTAAGTTTTAGCTTCTTCCATTGTGTTGTGTTTTTTTAAATGTGATGTAATGTGTTGTGCGCTTGCGCCTTGTGCGATGCACGCGGCAAAGATACAAAATTTTATTACAGCGCAATATTTTATAAAAAAAATTTTCCCGCGCGTCAGTGAGCCGCGTCGGCCAGGCGGCGCAGGTTTATCGGCTTGCGGGTGCCGCTCATAAGCTCCTCCATTACAACGTAGCGCATGGCGTCCATCGAGTGGTTGAAGGCGTCCACGGGGATGTTGAGCCACTTGCCGTTCTTGTCCTGCATATAGACGTAGTTCTTGAGCTCGCGGATGGTGTTGACGCTCCGGCGCGTGACGTGGATATGATATTCGTGGATCTTGGATATGCCCGCCTCAACGCTGCCGGCGTACTTTCTGACCGGGTGGATGTTGATGCCCGCGCGGTGAAGCTCGGTCACCAGGCGCGGGTCGGCGCTCTCGCTTATGACCTTGAGCCCGGCGAGGCTCTGCCTGCACACGGAGGCAATGTCCCCGCTGACCATGCCGGTGAGGTAGCACACCTCGTCGATGTAGAGGTCCCTGCCGTCCACGGCCACGACGAGGATGGCCGTCGGGTCGTTGGTGAAGCCGAAGTCCATCGCCCCCCACCTGTGGCGTGCGCTGGCGGGTATCTCGTCCACGACGGTGTAATCGGGATAGACCGCGCCTTCTATGACGGCCTGAATGCCGAGACCGTAGATGCGCCACAGCGAGTTATTGGTATCGCGGTAGCTCTCGATCTCGTCCACGATGACCTGCTCCAGGAAAGGGTTGTCGAGGTAGGTGGTGATGAAGTGGTACGTGGCGGGCTCGTTGTTGAGGGCGACGATCCAGCTGTCGTCTGTGATGGATGGATTGTAGTCTATGATGCACAGCCGCGTTGTTCTCATCTTGAGCTGCTTCCATTCGAGGAACGACACCTCCGTGGCTTCGTTGACAAACAGTATGTCGCGCTTCCTGCCGCGCAGCTTGGTCTCGTTGTCGGTGGAAAAGAACTCCACCTCGCTGCCGTTGGTGAAGCGGTATATCATCTCGCTCCTGTTGTAGGCCTTCGGATCCCAGAGGCAGAGGTTGCGCATATTGTCCTCGAAGTCGCGGTACACGGAGCCCTTGAGGGCGGGGAGGGTCTTGCGGACCACGGAGAGCAGGGTGCCGGGGTTCTGCAGCAGGTACATGATAAGCCACAGGACGGTGTTATAGGTCTTTCCCGACCGAGCGCCGCCCTGTTCGCTGACCACCGTGTATCCGTTGCTGACGGCGGTGTCCAGCTTGTCATACACTACCGTCGTCTGGATCTTCATTTTTTGGACGTGTAGTCATATAGCTGTTTCATTTCCGCCTTCCGCGAGACAATCGCGTTGATATCCTCGTCCGGGAAGGCAATTGTCTCCTGGATCCGCGCAAGCTGCCGGTCAAGCGACTTCATCTTGTTCTTGACGTTGACAAGCTGCTCGACGTACACGCATCGGTTGCGGCGGGCGAATTCTTTCGCCGGGTTCCCTCCGCCGTATATCACGAACAGCATTCTGTCCGCGTTGTCCCCGGCCCACGATTTGGCCAGCGCGTGCTCGAACTCGAGGTAGGCCATGCGGTTTCCGTATCCGCGCGTGCAATAGGCCCTCCATCCCGGCGGAACGCCGAGCATGTTGAGCTTGTAGTACTTGCTGTTGACGTTCAGGTCCACAAACACGCCTATGCCGCGCTCCTGCATGGAGCGGGCAACGAGGCGCTTCTTATACAACTGCTGCAGGCCGAAGGCGACCGGGGTCTCCGAATATAGCGAGAAGTTCGGCTCGACGATGTTCGCGGGGTTCATCTGCAGGATTTTTTCCGGATGCTCGAAAACGGCGTTGAAACGGTAGTCGTCGGTGTAGAAGTGCAGTGTTCCGTTCCCGTTCATCTGAAACGTGCGGGCAGTCTCGCCCCAGCAAACGAACGGTATCTCGCAGAACTCGGGCTGGATATCCGGCAACAGGGACGGAATCTCCAGCTCGTTGTCGCTGGGGAAGAGGCAGTCGGGTATGTATTCCTTCATAATGATATATTAGAACTCTTCAATATACCAACCATCCTCATCACGATCAAAACGAAGATGCATCCATCCCTCTTTACTTTTTCCTCTCAAGTAAGGGTGTGTCAATGGATTATCATAACCATCATACCTATATTTTATTGATATAGATTTATCGGTTATATTTTCAATTATTACATCTTTCGGTTTAGCATTTAAGGATATATTTGATAACCCTTCCGTATCTACGTCCCTACTAATTATGCGATGTAATACATCGGCAAACGTCTCATTTCCTTTTATTTGAACTGGCCCTGTTTTATTTGCGGACGCAGCTTTATTTTGTCCGCCTACGGCTCTCGTTCGTCCATTGCCTTTACTCATTTCCATCCTCCTTTCCTTCCGCCTGCTCACGGTGGCGTATGATTTCGATTTGGAATCTCGTGTCGATGGGCTTGCCGCCGGTGGTGACATCCACCTCGTCACGCGGGAACTCGCCGCGCATCTTCAGGATTAGCTCGCGGGCTTTCGCATCCCCGTCGATGATTGCGCTCTTGTAGATTGACAGCATCAAGGCGTGGTCGATGTTCGTGGGTTTCACGCCCATCACGCCCTCGATGGCCTTTATCATCTTCGCCGACGGCTTGCCCTTGCCGACCTCTATGCAGAGGTCTTTGTAGGGCTTTGTCTTGCCGCGCCGTCTTGTCGGCTGGTTTGTGCTGCTGAAATATGTGTCGCTTCTTGGCATGGTTTTCCGTATTTGACCGCTAATGCGGTGTGAATAGTTATCGTTTCTTTTCAAAATACCCGTCAGGCAGCAGTTGGCTTAAATACCCCTTGTCCCTGCATTGGCATTGGAAGGCCTCTTCGAAGGTCATTGTGTTCAAAGCCTTCGACGATGTGTCTTGGTGTGAGGCTTTGAAACAGCAACCCGAACCCTTCTTTTTCATTGCTTGTGTGATTTTTACCCCCCCTGTCAAACAGGTAGTGGTTAAGGTTGGCGGTGTTCCTTTCCCAGCCGAGGCCTTCTATTCCGCAGCAGCACAGGCTGTCACCCATACCCCGCAGACGGTTTTCGCCGCAGTAGAATCTCAATCCGTTGTCGTGGCATATTTTCCTCAATTCCTTGAAGTCGCGTTCAAGGTCTTCGCTCGGATAAACAAAATCGCCGCGCAGCTTTATCGTGCCTTCGGCTTTGTACTGATATTTGATTGATTCAAACACACAGCCGTAAACCCCGGCCTTGGCGAAGATCGGAACCGACCTTTTTATGCTTTCCTTGAACTTGGGGAAATAGGGCTGAACCCTTATAACGACCCTCTTGTGCTTGGATATGATTGAAGCCGCCTCGACGCGCTCGCGGAAAGAGCTCGCCCCGGCCTCGAACTGGTCGTACTCTTCGCAGGCGGCGGAGAATTGGACCACGCAGTTGCACCTTTTTACAAGCTCGAGGTATTCGCCCTCGGATATCAGTTTGTTCTTCGTTGAAACAACGAACGGGTATTGCGTTTTTTCGAACACTTTAAGGCATTCAAGGCTTATTTTCTTCTGCCGCTCGACAGGTTGGAACGGGTCGCTCATACCGCCCCAATGCAGGGGGATGTTGAAGTCGCACCATTTGGTTGAAGAGTTCCTTTTCCCTTCGATGAAGGATTGTAGCGTCTTTGCGGTTTCTCCTACTTTAATGTCTTTGATGTCGTATTTGCGCTTGACGAAGCAATATGAGCAGTTATGCGAGCAGCCCTCATAGGTGTCGAACCGCACCGGGATGTCGCAGATTGAAACTTGGCTACCGGCGTTAGGCATCCTCACCTCCTTCCACTTCTTTGGTTATCAAATCCACGATTTTCTGCTTTCCTCTGTCTTTGACATACTTTTCAAACCTATCCCGTATTCTGTTCGGTAGCATGAATGTGGCTTGGAACTCGTCATTAACCTCGTCGAACTTGTCTTTAAGCACGTTCTCGCCTACATCGTCGAGGTCTTCAACCTCAAAACCGCCCTGCTTGAAGTACATTTCCATCCCCCATCCCTTGAGCTCATCCTCGTCCCACTCGTTGGCAAGAATATCCCAGTCGTCCTGTCCGAAGCCGTTGTTGTCCTTGACGGCGTATTCGCGCAGCTTCTCCGCCGGTGTGTCCTCGTCAAGCACCTTGCACGGAATCTCGGTGTATCCGAGGTCGAGACACGCCCGCAGGCGCATGTTGCCGCCGATCACGACGTATTTCTTTCCGTGCGGCATCACAATCAACTCCCGCAGGCCGAGCATCTCCGGCGCGTCCTCGATGGACTTCTTGAGCTGCTCGAAGCGGGTGTCCCGGATGAAGCGCGGGTTTTGGGGCAGGCCTTCTATCTGCCCCTTGTTGACCTCCAGCAAGGAGGTTTTTATCATTGTCGATTCCATAAGTATTGTGTTATGCGCGGCAAAAGTACAAAAAATATTTATTCTGCAAGCGGTTCGCCGTCCTTCTTGCGCAAGTCATACACAAGGACGTTGTGCCGGTCCTTTATCTCCAGCACCTGCTGGAGCGTGAGGTTGTCGGGCTTGCATGCGATGTTGTATTCCGACGGCGGGGTGATCGGCGGAAGCGGCCTCTGCGGAGGGGCGGGAGGCTGGAACAGGCCGCCGAATATGCCGGGAAGGAAGTCCGGCAGCTGTGGTATCGGCGGGACCGCCTTCTCCGCCGTGTCGAGCACGGGCTTCACCAGCGCGTACTCCTCGAATGTGAGGCTGTATGCCTCCGTCTTCTGCTCGCCGTCAACGGTACGCGTGACGGCGACTGTGATACTGTCTTCGTTCATAATCCAATTTCTAATTCGTATGTTCTGATAACAATGCCTTCGACCTCCGTCTTGCATTGCGTAACCTCGCAATAATGCGGCTCAATCAAGTCCGACGGGTGCAAGTGCTTGTCGCCGTACTTGTTTTGCTTCACTGTGCCAATCGGCGCATCGCCGTGCTCCGCAAGCATCTGACCGATTCGACCGTACAAATCGCTGAGCATCATAAAGTGCTTCATATTTATCCTCCTTTCGTTTATCAAAAATATTTCGGGCACAATGCGTTCTCGAGCCTCATGCGCTTCGCCTCCATACAAGCAAAGTTGTAGTCCGCAAACGTTGAGTGTTGAATCCATGGCTTGAATGGGCCGCTCTTTGTGTACACCGCGAACTCACCCGGGATGTTGCGCTTCCAGGTCCTCTTGCATTCCTCGCTGTAATCGACTTTGATTTTCATTTTTTTTCGTTTTTTTTTAATACATTTACCTGCATGAATATAGTGGCCTCATCATCGTTTTGGACTTCTTTGATTTCCACGAGTTTTGTCATTCCTCACCTCCTTTCATTTGTTCTGTGTCTTCCTTCACGAACTGGAGAACAATGTTTCCTGTCAATATAAACGGTTTGGAACGCAAGTCGTCTATTCTGGCAAACACCCTTTCAAGGTTGACATTCAGAGGCTCTATGATATTACACACAGTCTTCTCGCCATGATTGTCTATCACCATGAATGTGAATACTGCTTTTATTTTGTCTTTCATTCCTCGCATCCTTCATTGATGCCGTAGAACGGTTTGAGTTTCTCGATAAGGTCACTGAAGTTGCGCAGGAACTCGTCGGCAATCTCTTTATTTTTGAAGTAAAGCGGAGAATAAGCATCGTTATAACTGTCTGTAATCGTTATTTCATCGCAACAAACAAAAGTAATTACATATTTTTCTTGTTCTTCATTATCCCAGTCCGGCATCCAGTCGCCGTTGTAGCAGTTGCGCAGCTGGATGAGCTTGATGAGTGCAAGCAAAGCCTTGGCGGTGGCGTGGTCTCCTGTAAATTTTTCCATATCTTCGAGTAATCGGTTGTGATATGAATTAAGAAAAATAAAATCATCAGCCATCAAATCGCTTCTTTTAACGGCGAAATTATACGGTATTTTCATCGGAAACATCTTGCAAAACTCCTCCCACGATTTCGGCAGTTGCCGCTCTTTTTCCTTGAACGTGACGACGGCCACTCCGTCCACAAGTTCGACTTTTTCTATTTCGCACCCTTCCGGCGCGGTGATTTTTCTTTCTTTTTCCATAACTGTTTGATTATTAATTTTTAGGCATTTGTTTGTATTCTTTCCCATCTAACAGGCTTCCGTTGGCCTTCTTGCTTCGTTTCACACCGTCCTCGCCCCATGTCCCCCACTGCTTGAAGAAGAAGGCCGCGCCCTGCTCTTCGCACTGGCGTTTGATGTTCAGCACCCACTCTTTTTTCATCGGGCGCGCCTGGTTGCCAGACTCTCCGCCAACAATCACCCAGTCGATGTTGAAGAGGTCGAGGTCTTTGAGGTCGGAAAGCAGAGGCTCGCAGGACAGAAACCGGACGGGTGCGCTCTTTATCTCCGCAAGCCACGGTATGCGCCGAACTGCGAACAGATTCTCTACCGTCGTGCCTATCCAGCAATTCGCAGGAACGGGGTGTCTTTCGTTGCTGAAATTGAAAAACTCATACATCCGCTCCGTCCTCTTGGTGAGCAGCTGGAAAGTGTGCTGCGGGCAGTCCTTGATTACCTGAAGGACTTTGTCGATGAACTCATCCGACACGTCCTTGTGGAACAGGTCGGCCATTGAGCAGACAAAGAACATCGACGGCTCTATTATATTCTTCGGCTCGTCCAGCGCATCTGGGTGGCAAGCCACCTTGTCGAAACCGTCTTTGTACTTCTCCTGACCCATTGCCTTCAAACGGCGGGTCATCGTCTCCGCGTAGCAGTTGGCGCACCCATCCGAATATTTAGTGCAGCCCGTGACCGGGTTCCAGGTGCGCTCAGTCCATTGGATTTTTGATTTTCCCATGTTTAAAAAATTACTTGTTTGTTTACTTTGATAACTTTGATAACGTAATACACTTTTCCAGGCTCTGCTCCCCACTCCGGGTTGCCGGTTGCCTCGACTATCTCCTTGACCTTGCAAGACAGCGTGTTGTCCGTGTATCCTTTGTGTAGGGTGAGGGTATCGATCTCGCCGCGCCGGTCCCAGATCCGCTTCTTCCAGTATGGCGTCCTCTCGCGGTATTCCTCCGGTTTGATGCCTCGTTCGAACAGGTCGAACCATTTGTGTTCCAAAACGAGGTGCAGTTCATTCATTTCGCGCCCCCTTTCCGGAAGGACTCGCCCTCCATCTTGACGACCTCGCACATCTCGCGCATGCGGTCGGCTATGCGGTCGCCGTAGATTTTCTTGAAGTCGGAGGCGGGCTCGTTGGTGGTGAAGATGGTGGTGAGCATTCGGTCGTACCGCTCGCAGATGATCTCCGCCATCGGTGATACTGTGTTGCCGTAGAGCTTGACGTCCGCCTGCTCGCACCCGAGGTCGTCGATTATCAGGATCGCCTCGCGGGAGAACCCCTTCAGCTCCTCCGGCTTCATCCAGTTTGTGGCCGTGGCCCTCATCTCGACATATCCGCCGGACCCGTTGTTGTTGACTATCGCCCTCGCGGCCGCCCTGGCGAGCGTGCTCTTGCCGGTGCCTACCGTGCCCGTGAGTACGAGCCACGGCTTCCGCCTTTCGAACGCCCATCCGGCGACCCTTTCCAATGAACGCTCGAAAACGGCGTTTTTAGAGGGTTTCATTCCTCGGATGATGATTTCCTTATCCGCAAACCGTTCGATTGAATTTCGCCACATTTCCGCGCTTGTTTGGCGTGTTTTCTGTTCGGTGTCGTTTTCGGCGGAGGATTCGCGTATGCTGCGAAGGTACTCCGCCGCCTTGTCCGACCTTCCGCCGGATCCTGTGCGGTCAGATCTCCTCCCCGTACTCCTCAGGGCGGTGACAAACTCGCTTAGTCGCATTTGATCTGTCGGTTTCCTTTGTTCCATAACTGCTTGATTGTTCGTTAATTTGTTTTTTCTTGTTCACGTAATTCAGGAAATGGCGCTTCACGTCGCGCAAGTTCCCGTGCCGGGTCTCCGTGGCCTCGCACTGCGTGCGGAACAGCGGGATCATCGCCCGCAGCCCATCGATTGTCATGCCTGTGACACAGGCCGTGTCTGTGAGGTACTTTTCATCTTCGGAAATCTCCTTGAAAAAATCACGCGCACCGGCAGCACCACCACCATCATCCCCGTTAGGGGGGATTATAGGGGGTGTTGTTTTATTTTCTTTTTCTTTTATTTTATTTATGGCATAAACTTGCGGTAAACTGCCGTTTCCTTGCGGAAAACCATGTTTTAACAACGATGAACTATGTATGAGGTCGATATCGGGGTTTATCTTGACCCCGGCCCTCGTCCTCCCGGTCGCTTCGAGGTAGCGTCTCTGGATGCCGCGCGAGGTCAATATGCGGAACGAGTCAAACACCCCTTTATCGAAGAAGGAACGTCGGACCAACCCCTTGACGATCTCCTCCACCAAGTTCGGAACAATGCCGTCACCTATCTGCTTGCTCAGCAGTAGACACTCGTCACCACCCCACTGGTAGAAGTAGCCGTTTTTATATACCTTGCACAGCAGCCTGATAGCGACACATACCCCCTTCGTTCCGAACTCCGCCTCTATGAGCTGGATCTTGTCGTCCTCGAAGAAGTCCACGTCGAGCGGGAAGTAGTCCAGTCCTATCTTTCTCGGTCTTGCCATGTTTTTTTATTGTTTTATATTGTTGATTCTGTTTATGAATTCCCTGCGCTTTTCCTCAAGCAGCGCGGTGACCTCCGGCTTGAGGTTCCAGTGCTGGGAGAACCTCAGCCCCTCGGCGCGGTACTTCTTCAGGAACCACCGCTCGCGCTCGGTGAGGACGCTCTCCGGCACGCCAGACGCGGCAACGTACCATGCGCACTTCTTGTCGTTGAGGTCCTCTGCCTCGCGCTCATCCACGGTCTGGTAGCGCCTGCCCAGGGCGAACGCCCCGGCGCACGCCTCCCGTATCGAGGGCAGTGGCTCCATCGGGCGGACGCCGTCGGCGGGTTCGTATTTCGCGCTGTCACTCATTTTTTGAAACTTTCCGGATCTCCGCATTCAAATTCAGGGCCTTCAACCACCTTGATTGATAGCAGGCTGTTCAGTTCATGTACCGCCACGCTGACCTCGGAGATCAGCACGGCGGCGGTATCCATCTGCCGGAACTCCGGTCCGCACACCCTGTCGAGGGCGTCCTTGAGGCCGTCGCGCACGGCCTTTACTGTTTCTTTGTAGATTTCTTCCATGACTGTTATTTTCTTAGTGTGTAACCGTATTTCTTTAATATTTCTTTTGCAACACTGATCGTAGTACCGCCCATATTTCGCATATTTTCGAGTTGGCGTTCGCTCGTATTGATTAAGTCACTGATATAAATAAAGCCTGCGTTTCGAAGCCTTGTTCTTGCAGACGCTGGAAATTCAGCTTCATTTTTGCTATATCTCTTTCAGTTTTTGTTCCGCGATTGCCTTCTCGTTTTCAACCCAGCGCCGGAAAGAACGCTGGACGTGCTTGTCTGTTTCAAGAAGTTTCAAAATCAGCCCATTCGGGTCTTTGTTTGCTAATAGAAGGTCGAATGGGTCTACTGTTTCTGTGTAGTAAACAGTAGCGTTAAGGAAACATTCGCAAGCCTCAATGATTTCAACTTGTTTTTTTGCCTCTAAAAATTTCGCTTTTTCCATAACTGTATCACAATTTCGAATAATCCAATGTAAGCCCTTTGCGGGCGGCGTATGTCGGCCTGCCGGTGGTCTCGGCGACCCTGCGTACCATCGCCTTCGGGTCGCCGTTGCCGCGCGACAGGTGTATGAGCAGTATGTCCGTCACGGCGGAGAGGTCGTTGGCCTTGAGCGTCTTGACGCACGTCTCCAGATCCATGTGCGAGGTGTGCGCCCGCTTTGCCACGGCCTCTAAGAGCTCGCCCCGGTCCATCCGTCCGCGCAGGACGGTCTCTATGTAGTTGCACTCTATCATGATGTGGTTCAATCCCGCGAAGGTGTTCCGCAGGTAGTAGGTGTCGGTGGCGAACAGGATCACCCCGGTCTCCGGGTGGCTTATCAGGAAGCCCAGCGGCTCGGCGGCGTCGTGCTCGGTAGAGAAGGGCAGCACCTGGAACCGCCCTTCCGAGAACTGCTCCCCGGCGCGGCAGAGGCGCAGGAACGGGGAGTTTTCAACGGTTTCTCCGACGCTTTTTGCCGTCCCCGCGCTCATTCTCACCGGGATGCAGTAATCCATCACATCCTTGACATGGCCGGCGTGGTCGCCGTGCTCGTGGCTCACGAGGCAGCAGGAGACCTTGCGCACGTCGTGCCCTATTACGGGAAGGATGTCGCGCGTCGGGACGCCCGCCTCTATGACGAGGGCTTCCGCCCTGTCCTGGAGCACGTAGCAGTTGCCTGTGCTCCCGCTGCCTATTACTGTGAGTTTCATGCTTTACCTATTGCTTCGGGTCGTGGAACATTACAATGCAAAGGGCACGTTGATCTGCTTCGGCTGCGGTTTGGCCTGCACCGTCGCTTTAGGTCTCTGCGCCTCGACTGGCGGCTGCTGGGCCATGCCCACGGGCTGCGCGGGTTCGGGCTGCGGCGCTGTCGCCTCGGCCTCCTGCGCCGGGACGGAGGTGAAGCCTATCTGCTCGCCGGAGTTGGCGTTCTCGTCAATGGCTTTCTGCGCCTCTCCCTTTATCTCCTCGTAGTCGGAGTAGGGGATTTCCTGCGCCTCCTCGGTGGTGATGAGGCCCATGGAGATCTCCGGGCAGTAGATGCGCTGCCAGAAGGCGGCGGCGCGGTACTGGAGCATCTGGTCGGGCATTGTCTGCCACTTGCTGCCGTTCTTTGAGCTCCACCCTTCCTTCTGCGCCATCTCCATCGTGATGAGCGTGCCGTCAAGGCGTTCCTTGTGTTCGGTATCGCCGGCCTCGTATGCGTAGCAGCGGCATCCGTACTGCGGCGTCCCCGGCTTGCCGGTGAACTCGTAGCGCAGCGGGGAGAACCGCTTGCTTGCGTTGATGCAGGCGATGAGGAACTTGCTCGAGAAGGACGGCATCCCGTGCACCACGTAGAGGTTCTGCATCACCATCAGCGGGTTGGCACCCATGCGGGAGGCCATGTCCAGGGCGATGACGCAATTTCCGACATTCTGCTGGTATGCCTGCGGCACGATGGTGCTCTGCGCGTACATCGCGGCCTTGCGCTGCACGAGGGCGAAGGCGCGTTCATTCTGCCCGACCTCGGTCAAGGCGTACTGCTGCGCGGCCTCACTCTGCCGCGCGATCTGCTTGTTTTGTCTGTTTTCTTCCATTTTTGTTTGATTTTAGGTGATTAATTGATATTCAAATTCTCGCATAATTTTTGCAGCATTTTCCTGCATTGCAATATGATCTCTTTAATGTCTTGCGTATCCTCGTCCTCGGAAAACAAGTCAATGTTACTTTTTGCCTCGGTGTCTTTAGGCTCGTCCAGGATATACCATGTATCGTCTGCATCTATGCCGTGAACCGACCTGATATATCTTTTAACGATATTCCAAAGCTCGACCTTATATCTCGGCTTTTGTCCTCTTGCCCAGTCTGTGATGTAGTTTTTGTTCCCGATCGGCAAAATCTGGCTCTTATACCATCTGTTTACGCTCAAGATAAAGTTTGTGCTTGTTACATATTCTTTCGCGATGAACCTTCCTAATTTCGTCTTCTTGCAAATAGGTTTACTCATAACTGTATCGATTATTGATTGATTATTGATTATTTACTGTAAGTTTGCTGCCCTTGACGACGTACATCCTGACCAGCTGCATACCGCGCCCGTCGATGGAGGTCACGCCCTCGGCGTTGTCGATGAAGATCGGGCAGCGGTAGCCGAAGTGCTCCGACAGGGTGTGGATGATGTCCAGCCCTGCGTTGAGCTTGCCGGCGCTGTTGGCCACCGGGTACGGTGCGTTTCCGACCACGGCCACGCAGGTGTCCACGGCCTTGCCCTCGATGGTATAGTCGAAAAGTTTGAATTTGACATTATGGAACAGGCCGTTGACCTTACGCTCGACATCCTCGAAGCGCAGTTTGTCAAGCCGCCGCGCTGCAAGTTCAAGCCGCTCGTAGTCGGCGATCTGCTGCGCCAGCTCCCTGCCGCGTTCCTCAAGTTCGGCGATGCGCGCCTCGGCCTTGCGGTTGTTCTCAATGTCGGTCATACGCGCCATGATCTCGGCCTTGCGGTCCATGCATGCCTTGAGGCGTTCGGAGGCTTCCTTGCGCACTGCCGAGCTGTTGTCGCCGGATCCTTCTATTTCGTGCATCTCCTCGCGCAGCGCGGCGGCTTTCTGTTGCAGTTCCTTCCAGCCGGGCACCTCCTCCGGGATGATCTTGCGCTCGGTCTCGGCCTCTGGCATGGCGGCGAGAATCGCCTTCTTTTCTTCAAGATTAGCTCTTGTGCCGTCAAGCTCTGATTGCAACTTCGCGTACTTCTCTTTGCGTTCGTCCAGCACCTTCTGCGCGGCCTCTATGCGCTCTTTGAGCCGTGTGCCCTCCTTTACGATATCCTCTATCCTTGCTGCCTTCGCGGCGTTGTAGTCAAGTTGCGCCTGTTTCACCTGCTCCGGCGTCATCGGCCTTCCGCAGGTAGGGCATAACAGCCCGTCCGCACAGAACTCCGCAGAGGCCTCCTTGACATATTTGCCGGACAGAGCGGCGTGCTCGTCCTTGAGCTTGTCGCGCTCAGCGGCGTATTTGTCTGTCTGCCGCAAGAAGGATTCCAGGTAATTGCTCTGCCCTTCGGCCTTCTGCTCGAGCGTGGACACTTCGGCCTGCAACAGTGTCCGCTCGCCGTTGGCCTTCGACACGCGCAGCGCCTCGGCCATCTTGGCGTCCACGACAAGCTGCTGGGCCTTTGCCTCGGTCTCGGCTATCTCGTCGCGCTTGGCCTTGATTTGCGCGAGCACGGCCTCCTGCGCCCGCGACAGTGACGCGAGCTCTGCGTTTATGCCTTCGGCCTCCTTGTCGGCCTTCGCGGCCTCGTCGCGGAGATACTCTTCCGGGAACGTGATTTCGGTCATCCCATAGCGCACCTCGTCGATGCGCGGCTCTATACCCTCCTTCTCCTTTTGAAGCCGCTTGAGGGCGGCATTCTTCTCCGCGCGGAAGTCCTTCTCCTTCTTGCCGGACATCTCCGCGATCATGGCGAGAATATCCTTGTCCCCGGCGGCAAGCTCCTCGTCCGTGGCCTCCGGGACCAGGCGCAGCAGGATCTCGCGCTGGTCGCTCCACTTCATGTTCGGGAAGTACGCCGGGTTGGTGAGCATCTTGAACATCTGCGGATCTATGACGGCGGCCACGCGCTTTCCGTACTCGGTGACGTTTACCGGGGCGTCGTTCCACCAGCAGGCGGTGACGTTGCCCTCATAGGTCTCCTCGCTGTCGCCGGTGTGCTGCACCCAGTTCTCGTAGTACTCGCGCCTGAGCTCTGTATCCTGGCCGTTGATCTCAAGGGTGACGGTCACGCTCGTGCGCGTCCGGCCTACGGGGACGCCTCCCGCCGCCGGCTTGATCTCGAAGTCCTTGCGGTCCTTCTCGTCCTTGCCGAACAGGCACCACGTGAAGGCGGCGAAGATAGAGGACTTGCCCGTGGCGTTGTCGCCCTCTATGATGTTGTCCTGCGAGAAATCGCAGTGGAAGGACTTCATGCCGCGGAAGTCCTTGATATCGATGCGTTTCAGGATGATCTCAGTCATTTTCCTCCTCCTTTCTTACTCTTTTTACAAGTTTTTTCATTAGAACGGCTTGTAAGAAAATATTCGGGTCGAGTTCCGAATCAACGAAGATGTCGGACAGGATGAATGTAATTACACCTTTTGTTCCTACAATACCGTTGCTTTTCCCGCCATGGGAATACACGCCGAACACGAATCCGTCAATGTCCTCTCTGTTCATCGCCTCTGCGAATTTTGCGACGGCCTCGGCCCTCGCCTCCGTAGATAACGCTTTTTCTCTTTTTTCTTGATTATTCTCTTTCATAATTGTATTTTTTTTGATTTTATTGGCTGAATGTTCGCGATTCCGAATATCTTGCTGAACAGGCCGTTGCGTTCGGCCTCCTCGTAGAGCTCCTGTCCGGTGGCGATGCGTGAAGACAGGTTCCCCGCCTCCCTTGACGGAGTGGCGTCGCGTGTAATGCGCAGGTACTCGTCTATCGTGAGCACGATAACCCCGCGGTGCGCTATCGCGTCCAGGACCTGCGGCCTTGCGCCGCCGGTCTTCCCGTAGATGTCTGTGTATCCGAGTATCGTCCCGGTTACGGTGTCCACCAGCAGGCGCTGCGCCCGTTTCTTGCCGAGGATCCGGCTTATTCCGTTCGTGTCGCGTTTCATTCCGAACCCCCTTTCCTCTTCAGCCCGAGCACTTCTATCGTGCTGTCCTTCATGCTTTCGACAAGCATCATGATGGATTCCACGCACTTTTCCGCGTCCGGCTTTATACCATCGTTCAGCATGGGTGTCCCGATCTTCTCGTCGATGTCGGCGAGTTCGTCCAGGATCCTGTTGTATTCGCAGCTCTTCTTTCCTGTCATCAGCTCGTTGATGCGGTTGCAGCACTGGACTATTCCGTGCGTTATCCCGAGCAGCGCATCGGCCTCCACGGCCCGGTAGTCAACCTTCTGTGTCAGTTCGTCACGGACCGTCGCCTTGAGCCATCTTACGCGGTCCTCGCAGTTGTCCGTGATGTCGCAGAGGATGGCCTCGAAACGCTCCGCCTCGTCCTTCGGTACGCCGCGCAGCAGCCTCTTGCGCTGCTGCGCGAAGTCCGAGGCTATCTGCAGCTTGTTCGCGCGGTACTTGCCGCGCATGGAGGGCAGGTTGCTGAGTTCCGTGATGATGTCCTGCGCGCACTGGCCGAGGGCGAGCATCAGGCATGCGTGCATGTAGGCCTGCCCATTGCTCATCTTGTACACGCCTGGCCGGGCGGCCTTGACGATGCCCGCAGTGACGGTGCCGAAACGGCCGGACGGTTTGCTGTGATAAAGTCTCATCTCACGCCTCCTTTCAGCATCTGCTCATGCAGCCGCGCGCGGAGCCGGTTGAGGTGGGCGAAGCCCTCGAACTCGAGGCTCATGATGTTCGTCTGCGGGTCGCAGACGAAGCGGTCGTCCTCCGGGCGAAAGCGGAACTTGCCCTCAATCATGTCGAGGACGCGGACGAGGACGCTGGCCTCGTCTCCGCTCATTTTCACTTTCATTTGATTCTTTGCCATACTTGTATTATTTAAGTTTGTAAGTGTCAAGGATATAGTATCCGTCGCAGAGCGTGATCGCGCCGTTGAGGCCTCCGCGCGCCACAATGTTGCGCACTGTCACGCGGCTCACCCCGAGGTACTTGGCAATGTTGTCCTGCCCTATCACATGACGTTGAGGGCGCTGCGTCTCGTCCAGCAGGGCGACGAATTCCTCCACGGTCAGGTCGCGCAGGCGCGTCTGCGGTGTCACGGACGTGGTGTTCATTTCGCCCTCCTTTCCCGGTGTGCGCGGCCGCGTGTCATGTCGACACCATGCGCCTTGAGTGCATGGTAGATTACGCTGTGGGAATACGGTTTGTCTGTCTTTTCGTTGTGGTGGTTTCTTCGCAGGATATCGTATATATCCATCATCGGAAGATCGGGTTGCGAGGCAATAAGGATAAGATAGTCTTCGTATATGACGGCATCGCGCTCTTTCCGGGCGCGTTCCTTCTCCGCCCGTATCTTCTCCTTCTTGGCCTGCCACAGCTCCTTCGCTCGTGCGGCCTCCTCTATGAGTTGTCTTTCTCGTTTGTTCATCTCAGTTGTTTTTTTTTGATGGTGTTTTGCACGTGCGGTCGGAGTCGAACCGACTAATGTCCTACGTTCCAGAGTCACGGAGTTACCTCCGTTGCATACGTCCATGGTGACTATCCGTTTAGCACCCTATCGCACGTGTCGTTTGAGCCTTCTTGTTTGTAAGGCAGTCCAGAGTTTTGGCGAGCCTTGGTTTTGCCGAATTTCGGTTGTCGAGAACCTTTGCGGGGGTGTGCGGGATCGAACCGCTGGCCAAATTTCAGAATGCTACAACGTTTGTGTTGTTGGTGAACTTATACTCTTTCTCCACCGAAAGACTCACCCCCGTGTGCGCCGCCGAGAGATGATGAAACGCTCAAATGATTGCAGAGCGGCGGCGCGTTGAGAAAATTACAAAGAACTTTTGCCACTCTTTGCGGCGGTGGCCTTCCGTTTTGGGTGCCGGACTTATCCGCTCCGGCTGGCGATAGCACAAATATGAATAGAAACTTACGGTGCGCCTCTTTGCGGCTGGCGCGTCTCAGTGTCGTGGAACACCTATGCCTCTACAAACTCGCCGTCAACGAGTTTGTAATAAACATCTTCCTTGATTCGTACACCGTCAACTCGCTCAGTCTTGACACAGACGGGAATAGGTCTATCTTTCTTTTCGTCGTAATACCACTCGGAAAGCGTTATCCAAGAACCCTTCTTTGCCTTGACAATGGAATTGTGTCCGGCGCAACATATTACAGAATCTTCGCCTTCAGAATTGATTTTCGCGTAGTAGCCGCTGCTGCCGATTTTCGCGTAGTAGCCGCTGCTGCCGATTTTCGCGTAGTCGCCGCTGCTGCCGATTTGCGCGTAGTCGCCGCTGCTGCCGATTTGCGCGTAGTCGCCGCTGCTGCCGATTTTCGCG